GGGGTTTCCTGTAGGTACAGATACAATACTTTGAAAATAATTAAAAAGAGAAGGTAGTTATGAGTACTTATACGATAGAAGGTAAAAATAGAAATAGTAAAAATACTGGTAAACAGAGTGTTGTTAAGGATGAAGATGGTTATTATCAGGTAAATCTAGGTGCTGTTAACACATACAATAACTCAGGTGTTTTTTATAAAATGAGTAACTTACAATACCATTTGAGTCCTGAATCTATATTAGGATTTAGAATACAAGAGGGTATATTAAAAGCCGAACATGATCATCCTGATTTTAATAATCTAAATCAGAGAGATTTAGTAGAAAGAATAGCTCTTCTACATCCTGATAGAATCTGTGGTCATATTAGAAAGATTCAGTTTACAAATACTGGTAGAACAGAAAGAGGATGGGAGAAGTATCCTATCTATACTGTAAGTGGTTGGATAAAACCAGAAGGACCTTATGGGCAATACTTAGAAGAGTACTTATCTAATCCTAATGAAAATGTTGCATTGAGTGTACGTACTATGGTTCATGAATCAAACATAGGAAATATACGTGTAAGAGACATTCTTGAGTTTAGTACTTGGGATTATGTTCATGAAAATGGTGTTACTGGATCTACACAATGGCATAGTGTTGGTATTGAGAACAAAAGTTATGTTGACGGTAGTTTATGTTTAACTGATTGTTGTATACCCAAATTAAAAAGTCTTACAGCTGGTACAGAGGATAATAATCCTATAGATCGTATGATTAATAGTATTAAAAAGAATGAGACAATCACTGATAAAATATTAGGATGGTAATATGTGTAAAAAAGAGAAAATGAATAGTGAACTACTTAGTCTAGGTATACCCAAGGAAACTCTTGAGGCTATTAGTGCACATAATTCCTATATTGAAGAGTTGAATAAAAACACTAAACAAATAGAGGCATCAGGTATACTAGTTCGTATAGTATTTGAGATTGATGATTTAGATAAATTAGTAACTATTACTGAAATAGAAATAACTAAGATAAGTGATATTTACGAAGTAGAAGAATTTAACGAGGTTATTAAATTACATAATATTTATTCAGTATTTGAATGTGATGAATTTAATAAATATGTAGTAATACATAATGATGCCGTACATGCCTATTTAAAATTACATAATATAATATAGTGGCGTAAGTCACTATATTATATCTACATTTATTTAACGATATATTATTTAGATAGACTATAGTTAAATAAACGTAGTTAAAAATCTAAAGACCTTATTTAAGGTAAAGGAAAACCATGAAAACTAATGAACCTACGTCAATATTCATGATGGTACTTGAGCGAGTCATTTTTGCACTTGTACCAGTTATAGCAATACTGATTTATCTTACTGCTGGTAAAACTGACCCTATTATTATATATCTACAATATAGTGGTATAGTTTTACTTTTGATATTACTAGGAGTATTTAAAAATCGAATACATGGAGTATTATTAGTTATTCTCCTATTGTTAAAATTAGGACTGATAGTACATCATGTCGTTGAAACTACTACAGTTAGTACTACATATGTCCTATACGATAATTGGAGTTATCGTGATGGAGGTAAGATACTCGACTTATGTAATAAAACTAAAAGTAAATGTATCTCGTTACCATATACATTATTCCGTGAGACTCCATCAGTTATGATGCAATCTAAATGTACTCCAATTGTACAATATGCCAATACTAACGTATTGAGCTTTGATAAAACAAGAATCGAAGTTCTATGTAGAGATGATATATTTACATTTTACAGAATAAATAAGGTAAAAGATGATGGTATAACATATATCAACATCAGATGAACCTATGTATAGTTTTCTATAAATATTTATTAAACTGAAAAATCGATAAAGGAATAAAATGAAATATAATTTTATAAGTTCAAACGACCCTGGGTTAACTTATAGTATTGCCAATAATACGAATGTAATGGGTAGAAATAATGAATATATCAAGACCAAGTATAATGAATATGTTAATAGACTAGGTACTGCTGGTAACATGTTCAAAGATAGTCTATCCAATATGTATAACTACTTTAACAATAATAATTTCATACAGAATACTATTAAGAACTTAACAAGAACAGGAGTTATTAATAGTGAGGATGTTATTACACAAATTAATGAAAGTAACTTTCAAGGTACCAACTATATAATGCGTAGATATATAATGGCTAATCCTATCATATATAGAAAAGGTACCCTTAACCGAATTAACGCATATGGAGGACAATGGTATGACAATGAGAACGAGGGAGTAGATCCTTTTAAACGTTTAGACTATCTGAATGTTATAGATAGTACTTTACAACATCGCAAGGATGGTACAGGTTATATGTCTTTCACTAATACTAGCGAGGGTAATCCATTAGATATGGAGGATAGACTTATCATACAGGATACTTGGGACATCTTGAATAATATGATTGCCAACGATATGGATCCTACGGATATCGATTAGTTAAAAACCAACTGAAAAACAACAGTAACAATTGTTACTGTTGTTATATATAAAAAAGGAAAAAACATGAAAAATTTAAAAGTAAATAGTATATTCGACCCAGAGGTAAAGAATGTGGTACCAGCGACAATTGACGAACGTAATGGTTTGGTTATTTGTACTAGTAAATATTTTAAGTCATTAGATAATCAGGTACGTATAAACAACCAGAGTGATATTACCGATAAAATTTACCATATCATTTATATATGTAAATTAGTAGTTTCTCATGGTAAATTACGTTTAAGAATTATAAGAGAAATTAATTCATCACAGGTTTTAGACAAAACTGATTGTATTATACTACAAATGTTATATGCTAGAAATTTTGTTGAAGAAAACACTATACCACTAGATTATGTAGTTACTACTGATAATATACAAAAGTGGTCATTTAGTAATGTAATTAATGAGGAGATAGACTTATCTGATATAGAGTTTAAGACTAGCAATAGTAAACGAGGTATTAATAGATACTTTAGACATTTGGATGATTATGGTTATTTTGACTCTGACTACCCAGATATAACTGTTTCAGCACCACATATAAAAGATAAACCCTATGTTGTTGGTGAAAAACTGGAACGTAATGAGGTATATGTGAATAATGTAACTATTCGTGTTAGTAAGGAATATTTTATATATATTAACAAGGATATGCGACATTTCCATATTGGGCAGTTACATGCTGACGGATACGTTCGTATTGTAGGAACTAGTGATTTATATAATCTTAAATCAAATAAAGAAAAACTCATCTGTAGAAAACTTGTATTAGAGGGAAGATTACCTGCTACCGTATTAAATATTCCTAATTTTCCAGAAATACTCGATCAGTCTAGTCGTATGTTAATAGATGAACAGATTACCGCATATAGTTATCATGAGCTGATTACAAATACCTCGATAGATTTATATTTAGATAACAAAGAATCACCACAGGCAGATGAAACACATACAAATGACATTAAGGGTAATAAAGACAAATCAACTCTTTTACAAGATTTACCAAAATCTATGATGTTGTTTATTGGAACTCCATCTGGTTCTAAACTGTTTGATAGCAAAGGTAACAAGACTGAAGATCTTTCATTGTGGAAAAAACAACTTGCTGAAATAGCAACACATGATACGTATCCACATCAAATACATGACATATCGAAGACTACCACACTTCAGGGTGATGCTTTAATCTATAAAAGTCCGTGTAATAAACTGGAGAAGTATCTTATTATTCTAAATGAGGAGAAAGCAGAGATAACTATACTGAAATATATCGACACTATCGTTGATAATAAATCTAAAATAACCACTAGACATATACGGACATTTAAACATACTAACCCTAAAACTTTATTATGTAAAGTTATAGTAATGAAACTAAAGATGCTTGATTTACTTATAGGGCATGTTGTTCCGTTTAAAGAACCATTTAAGATTGTAGATACATTAACTGGAGCTAGTAGGGTATATAACAACTCAATGCACTATACTTCAATTGTTATGAAAGCAACTCTCTTGAAGACATACTAAGTGAAAGATATAAATTTATTTTAATGAAATAACAAGATTATAACTTATATGTCTATATATTCATATGAGTTATAGTAAATACATATATAAATACATATATAAATACATATAAGTGTTTATATTTATATGAACTCCAAATTAAATAAAAAGAGGTACAAATGTTAGTAGTACAATATACACCAGTAGAAAATTTAGATGAAGAGAATATGGTCATTGATGATGATGATATGATGGTAATGGAATGTTTAGAAACAGACATTGAAGATAAACTACCTGAAGACCATATAGTTATTTCTAAATGGGATAAAGATGAATGGGATGCTATGCAAGTTAAGATGTCTGTTGAAAAGACTGACGCTTGTCAAGAGGGTATCACTAAGTTGCTAAATACACAAGCTGTAGCTAATGGTTTCCAAAATATAGAGCATGCTTGTAAGTTTGCTAGTAATAAAGAAGCTTATGTAGCTTGGTCTGATGCTGTATGGGGTAAATACTATGATACTAGTAAAGATGCACTTGCTGATATGACTGTTAGTGAAATAATGGATATGCTGCCAACATTTAAATAAAACTATAACTATACAGGTTTTCCTGTATAGTTATTTACTTTTTTACTCTATTTCTTTTTTACATATATATTACTCATATAGACTATAGTTACTTATTATAGTTAAAAATTAAAGAGTCCTGAATAAGGCAAAGGATATGTCATGGGTTTAAATACAAAAAATGAAACAAGTAAAAGTAAACAAGGGTTGGGGTTGGAGTTAGGTAGTATTTTAACTACAGCTGAATTATCATCTGGGTATAATAGTCTAGTTGAAGATAAGTCTATTATATTCGTAGAAAACTTAAATGATACAAAAGGAGGTATCCTAGTTTTGACATCAGAAGATCCTACAATAGATGATCGTATATATAGTATTGCGTATATATTTGACTATTCTAAACGTTTCTCTTTAAAAGATAATATCATTTTAAATAAAATACATAGGGATAAAGGGACTAAAGAAAATTTAGCACACGCTATTGACGATAAAGTAATAGTAATTCATGATAGTCAGACTGGCGATATCATAAAATTTACATATGATATGTTAGATAAAATTGATTACTTAGACATTATAAAAAATGTTAAAACATTTATAAACTTAGCTGATTACATTACATCTAATAATGATGAATATAAAAAAGAAACAAAAATGTCTAATGAATTTCAAGTAAATGCTAACCCAGCTGATATTTTTATAGGTCGTACATTTTTACCTAATGAAAGTCGTTTCAACACTAAACCGTTTAATAACCAAAGATACATGTTTGCAATAAACGTAGCTGATGAAACTCTTATAATATATAGTAAGACACCTGATTCTTCCTTTAATACCCATATACCACATGGTCATTGTGTTATAAATGCAATAATACCATTAACTACAGGAGGTGATCTTGATGAGCTTGTTATTGGGTTTAAGTTATTTAAAGCAGGGTTATTATCTCCAAATAATCCTGTATTTAATGAAGATCAATTCGACAGATTTTTAACAGCTCCTACTATAGGAGACTTCGACTATAGTTCAGAACTGAATATGGAAGAGTTTATATATATGTTGGAAATGATAGTTGCTAAAGATATGTATAAAGCTAAAATTCAACATGGTCAACAATATCAGCCTCACCGACAACAAAATAGTTATAATAGATTTCAACCGTATCAATCACAACGAGGTTTTCGCCCACAAGGACAGTATGATGTTTATGATATTTCAAATTACGTCAATGGAGTAGCTGATATGGTTAATATTAGTCGGGAGATGGCAGGATTTACTAGACAACCAATTTTCGATCATCCTGATTACCCACAGGTTAATCAGATTAATCAACATGGATACACGAAGAATATGTCTGACAGATACTCAACTCAAAAAGAGGATGGGAAATCACGTAATGAAAAATTAAATTGGTGTATTGCTGCGTTAGATGATCCTAGTAAGCTACCACAAATAAGACAGGCTCTATCTGAACTCATGGACTAACATAACAACGGAATATTCCGTTGTTATGTATTTAATAGTTATTTCTTTTTTAATTTTCTATACATTTTAATGTCTTCTAATAACGATTCTATATTTAAATTAGTAATTATCTTATAATCTATCTTACTGCGTATAAAGTTAATCTTAGTCAATAGTTTAGTACCTATGGATTCATTCTTAGCTCCTCTAAGTTTTTGTAGATAGAATTCAGCTTCATCCTTAAGTCTTACTTGTTTCATAATAACTTTCTTATCTATATCAGGATTATTAATAGTTAATTCTAAATCAATAACTGAATTAAGTTTCAGATTGTTAGTTAGTCCATATATATGAGTATTCTTACCATACTGTAAAACATAGTAACCTAACAACCAACCAATAACCATATCGTCATGTTCACCAGAGTCATGATCAATTCTGTTATTAACTATTTTTAAACTAGTTAACTGATGTATTAGTACAGGGTCATGTACCTTATCTGCTGCGTATGTAAACGAAGCTCTGAATACATTACCATATAGTAAACCTCTAGAATTCTCACCACCGCCACTAGTAGCAAAACCAAATGTTTTCTTATATTTCTCTAATGTTAATAATGTTGGTACTCCAGATAATAACTTATTAGTTATATCGTTATCCAATAACTTAGTTACAATGCTGTTAAAGATTCTTTTAAAAGGATTCATTCTTTTAACTACCATAATTCTAAACATGTGATCTAGGATAGCACTAGCAGAACTTCTTCTTTCTGGTATAAGTAATGATCTAGGAAACTCTTCTAATAACTCTACTAAGAAATCTGCAAAGATGGAAAGGTTTGTTTCGTTATAGCTACCACCACACACTACCTTACTAGTACGACTATCTCTACCTACTAATCCAATACCATCAGACTTACCACCTAAAGCATCAGATGTATCTAAACCAAATACTATAAACCCAGATGTCTTAATCTCATGAATAGCTGACTGATTAATATACCAATTAAGTACATATCCATATTTCGTAATTTGTGGATTAGGTTCATTTATTTTACTGTTTACAATTAACTCTATAAACTGTTTAGGTATAGGTGCAGTAACATTACCATTAATCCACTTATTTAAATAATCAGATTCAGCATTTTCACCTTTAGCTAATGCTATAGACATTCTATCTAGTAACCATTTATCAGTAACACCTAGTTGTCTATGATTAAATTCCAATAACATAACTTTAAAGCTATTAGAATTCTTTTCTAATACTAGATTAATACCATCTTCATCTTTAACATCATAATACTTCTCAGACCATCTTAGAGACTCTTTATATACACTGTAAGCAAATCTACCATCTGGACTATTTAACTTCCCTGGTGTAGTTGTAAACATGGTATAGTGAGGTGCATTCTGTCGCTTAGCTTCTTCTCTAGCTGCCGTAGTGGCTGCTAATAAAACAGGTAAGCTTGTTTCTATATTAAATATATAACCAAACTCATCTATTCTTACTATAGGAATAGTTTCACCACGACCAATATTATCAGCCGCTTTCTTATCCTTCTGACCTACAGATATAGTAAATTCATTTTGTAAAGCTTTAACTGTAATCTTCTCAGTATTCTTAATATCTTTTTTATTCATTATTTGTAAATAATGAGGTAAACCTTCTATAAGGTCTCTAATGGCAACTGCTGTCTTAGAGCGAAGTTTATCATCTTTAGTTAATAAATATACATAAGTGTTAACACAGGCTATGTTTAACGAATAGGCATCTATGGCATTACCAATTAAAGATTTACCAGTTTGTCTAGGTTGTATAAGGTAACTGGTTACATGTACTAACGATAACCATATTACTGCTATATTAGCTCTGTTAGCAGTTAGTGAAATAGGTCGACTACCTGCTGGAGGTGGTACTCTTAACACTTCTCTAAAGAAGTACCATGGATTTTCCTTAACTTCTTTACCTATTAATAGTTTCTGTTCTTTAGTTAAATCGGAACTATGTGGATCTACACCTTGTAATTCAGGGTGATGTAGAGCTAATAGAAACAGGTGATTCTTAACACCCATCCTTTTAAATATCCCAGCCATTCTTAAGAAAGACTTATTTTTTGTTTTAGTGTCTGGTATAGCTAAACGATGTGAATCACTATACCAATCTTCATAGAATAAAATCATTTATTTTCCTTTTTATCAAATAAAAATATAAACGACATCATTTGTCTGAAATGTAGAAAGACTTTAAGTATCTAAATACAATACAAACTTTGAATTTATCATGACCTGTTATTGTTGCGTACACTTTTAGTTTAGCACCTAACTAGGAGTGCGTCCCGTTCTACATCCACTGCCAGTGAAGCCTGCATACCTATCGCAAGATGGGTATGTTGGTGGAGCGTTATGCGGTGGATTACTAGGGAGCCAACACTACCCGATTCGGGAGTTGGGCAAAGTGAATAAACCCCTAGGGGGTGGGGGTGGGAGCATGCACATAATCAATAGCTAACCATCTAAGATAAATAAGTAAATATAAGATATAAATAACTAAGTAATTTATAACTAAGTTATCACTATGTGATATATATATATATATATATAAAAAAAATATTACTTATAAGATAAATAAAATATATAGTAACTATAGTTAGAGTAAAAAAATATAATAGGTATAAACTATGTTAACATCTTGATATGATATGACTATGATGATTTTAGTAAACCTCCATAGTAACTCACTTATATATTACTTATATAGACTATAGTTAAATATTATAGTTAAATATATTTTTAAAAGGAATAAGATATGTATGCTAAAGAAATCGTATTGTTAAAAACATTACAAAAACTTAGTGATTGTAAAGAATCTCATGCTTGTTTAGTTTTAAAAGAAGATGAGATTATTGGTACAGGAGTTAATAGTAACTCAGCCTCTATAGGTAGTGATTTAACCCATACTATACATGCTGAAGAGAATATGTTAAGTACTACAATATTAAGACATATATCTCTAAAAGATGGTATAGTTTTATCAACATCTGAACCTAGTACTCGTTACTATGATTTATTGAAATATCTGGGTATAAAACAGATATTGATTATAGATGATAGTTCTTCACATACCGATGTAAGGGAATATTTACCTTATTAGTGTCGATATGTTTATAAAAACATATTACTTATATGAATATAAATGTTAAAAGGAAAATAAATGAATAGTAATTTTATGGAGGTAGCTAGGACGTTATCTTTACAAAGTAAGTCTAATAAACATCATGTTGGATGTGTATTAGTTAAAGATAAATGTATAATAGCTAGTGGTGTTAATGGAACGCCTAAGGGTTATGTAGATAATGATTGTGAAGACTATGTTATAAAATGTACTCGTTGTAAAGAACAGTTAAGAATAAACGATATGGAAATCATAGATAAAACAGGTAAGGATACTGAAACTATGTATAGAGATCGACACCACTGTTTACAGGATAAGATGTCGATTAATGATTTTACTGCATATTACATTTATCGTAATAAGTATTTAGCAAGTGAGGATCATTACTTACATGCTGAAGAGAACATGATAGGTAACATTATAATGAATAATGTAAAAATAAACGATAGTACAATATATACTACTATAGCACCTAGTAAGCGTTATAGTAGGATATTAGTTACTATGGGTATAACGAAGATATATTATGAAAAAGAAAATAGCGATATGTCAAGTATACCGTTATTAAAAAAATTAGGAGTTATTTGTGAGCAAATTTAGAAGAAGTAAACATAGTGTATGTTTATTAAGTAATACAGATATAGCAATAGCAGATAGAGCTGTTGGTACTTGTTGGGATAAACAAAAGGATGAAGTAGACTTAGGTAGGTTAGATAGGGTTGTTAATCAATTTAAACATGGTAGTACTGTAGAACATCTTGTTTATACATTTACTATTAATGATTTAAGTCGAGCTGCTATACAAGAGTTGGCAAGACATCGTATCGCTAGTCTTAGTGTTGAATCTAGTAGATATACTTTAAGTAATAAATTAATCCATGAAAAACCATTTAAGAGTAGAGTTGATAGATTTATAACACCAACACTTATTAATCCTACAGAGGTAGGTTATAACCCTGAGGACGAAAGCTTCAAAGATGTTTATAGTTTTAAATGCCAATTAGAAGAAGATGAAATCATGAGAGCACAACATTATCTTTACTTTGTTGGTAATGACCTAACTGATGTAACTAGTATAGAGATGTTAGAGCAATTAAGATTTAACTTAAGAATGAAAACAAGTAATGACATAGCTAAGTATAACATACCAGAGTCTTTTCTTACAAAATTGGTATATACTATAAATGCTAGAAGTTTACAAAACCTCTTAACCTTAAGAAGTTCTAAGAGTGCTTTATTAGAAATACAAGATTTAGCTATGTGTTTATTTAAACAATTACCATTAGAACATAAATTCTTATATGTAGATAGTATATTCCAATCTAATTATAGGATATATCATTACTTAAAAAACATAAAGTCATTTAGATTTCTTATATATACAGGTAAAGGTAAATATATATTTACTAAAGATACAACCATTAAAACTGGATTAGATAAACTTATAGATAAAATGTTATTTAATAGTAACTTACGGGATGAATTACAGGATATTATTGATAACACTCCCAATAAAGTTATGAAAATTTTTATAAAAGAGGTTATGGTATGGAGTCAGAGGCTACAACGGAGGTAGTGGATTTAGTAGAAGTACGTAAATTTGTTATGGATATGTTCGCAAATAATACGATAAGACCTGCTTCAATGGCTAGAGGTATACAATTAAAAAAGAGTAATACATTACTATCAGGTACCTTCGGCATTAGACTAGCTAAAAGAATTATTATTACTTATGGTAATAATTTTAAAATTTGGAGAGAAAGTAATCATAAGAGATTTCATTAATCAATTATAACATAACCATTTCGGTTATGTTATAACATATAAAGGATAAATATGCAAATTGTAGATAACCTAATGAATAAAAAACCTATCTATATACTGGGTAAATATATAGCTACAAATGGGAAGATGTATTCAGTGCAAGAGTTTATGGATAATGAGTTATATCTACCTAGAGACATTACAGATTTATTGGATGATAGAGTAATTACATTAGACGATTTAGAGGAATATAAAAGTAAGGTTTTATTAGCTGTTTCGACTTACTTCATAGAAGAAAATGTAGATTGGGATAAGCTTGTCAAAAGTAAAGTTACAGAAGTTCGTATGTTAGTAGCTAGACATCATTATTATCGAGAACTACTGATACAGGATAAGGCAGTTGCTGTTAGGCGTACGGTAGCCGATACAGGTTTTGGTCTATCTGTATTAATTCATGACTCATCATGGATTGTACGCTACTCAGTAGCCTTACAGGATTATGGGTTGGATATATTGATTAATGATACTAATGTACCCATTAGAGTCTTAATAGCTAGTAAGGGTTATGGTTTAGATATACTAGTTAATGATAAACATGAAACAGTAAGAGCGACAGTTGCTAAATATGGTTATGGTTTAGATATACTGATTAATGATAACAGTATTGAAGTACTCACAGTACTTGCCGAACGCGGATACCGATTAGACATACTTATAAATCATTACCATCCAGAGATTAGAAAAATAGTAGCTAAACATTCATATGGATTAGATATACTTATACGGGATAAAAGTCCTAAGGTTAGAGAAACAGTAGCTAAATTAGGTTATGGACTAGATGTACTTATAGAGGATCTTAGTTGGAATGTTAGTGATGCAGCTAGACTTACACTAGCTAAACAAAAGACTATGAAAACAATATAAAGATAAACTAACCTGATAAAGGTAAAGTAAATATAATAAGAAGGTTTAACAATGAATTTAAAAGAAATAAAAGGACATATCTATAACAATGGCATGTTCTTCGTAAGTAATGATAATCTGTTATATGAGAAAGACACAGAAGGTGAGTGGTATCCTAGTAAAAAATTACTTAATAAAGTTTTTATGGATAACTTTGATAATATGATTGTTAATGATTATGAAATCGTTATAATCGATGAAAATGGAGAGCTATGGTATAAACCTAGAGCTACACCAGAGCAGTCATGGAGACATAGTCAATTTACTGGTAAAGGTGTCATAGGATCAGGAAGTACTATTCTACTTATGACTAAAGAAGATATACTTAAATCAATAGACCATAATGTATCTGGTCAAATTGTATCTGATGATGAAAGTGGTATAACGAATCCTTCGTTTAAATATAAATTACCTTGTATAATTAAGTGTAACAAACAATCATGACTACCTAACTACTCTTGACGGGAGAGGTAAGATCTACTGTATGAATAGTCATGTATGTTTCAATGGGGTAATTTACGATATTATGACCTTCATAGAAGAACGAACTTTTATGTCTGTTTTTTTTATTTCTTCATACTTCTTAGATATATGTATATTACGTAGCTTAACGCTAAGGTAGTTAATAGCCAGTTTGTCTTACGATTGATACATTCCTTAGCCTTAACTGCTAATCGTCCTTTAATAGTATTCATCTCTTCATTCTTAACCTTACTACTAGCCCAATAAAATCTAATATTTATCAATGCTTTAGGTATGGTTTCTTTATTTTCCACATTAACATTCATACGTTGTAGGTATGCAAATGAAATAAGCATAGAAGTCTCTATTATTTTTTGTAATTCATCATGTTGTATAAATTTATCGTTAGTCATACATATAAGGAATTTTTTTATAAGATCTTCATCTACATTATTAAACAGAGTACTAACTATCTTTATGGTTTCGTTATCTATAAAATCATGTTTTTGTTGAGCTATTTGCTTTATTCTGTTTATATAGATATGATTACCGATAGTAACTTCCTTACCCTGCTCAACACCTGCCTCACCACCTACATATGTGGAAGATTCTATCTTCATTATATCATCATTCTCAATAACATCTATTAGTTCAACATAGATTTCTTTTACGTTACCACGTAGTTTAGTTTGTATAGCAGATATTAAAGCAATACTATTCAGAGTATTATAGTTACTTAATTGCTTATTATTAACACTATTTTTTTCTAATAATATATTAACCCTATATTCAAATAACTCTTGCCAGTTCTCTAAATTCTTTATAAGGTATTTATGAGATAGTCTGTTGTATACTGTTACAGCAATAGGTTCAGGTGTTTGATATATGAAGTATCTACTATATAAAGAAGTAAACATCTTATATTCCATTAATAAAAATAACTCTCTGATACCATTCTCTCTTTCATCCTTAGATAAATCTTTACTTTTTAAGTAACGATAAGCTAGATACATTAATACCTGATAAATGATGTTGGAGGCTACCTTATATTTCTTTTTCATATCAGGTACATCGAATATCTCCTTTTGGAGAATACTGTAATCCTCTATATGTAAAGTATCATTCATGAGCTTAATATTATCTAATTCAGAAAATCTTATATAATGGACACCTAATAGGTTACTACCTAGAAAATCTAGATAATCGTCACTCTTAGCAGACCATTCATATCTGAATTGTCTAATCCTCTTGGTTAACTTACTATTTATCTTAATATGTTTAAGTTTTATTGCCATAAAATCTTTTATATCTTTATACTTGTTCATAAATATCCTTATAGTGTTTTATCAAATAAAAGTAAGTAATCAAATAGATACATCTTTACTAGATATTTCATTAACAAACATTACTTATATGAAAGATTAAAGAAAGGATAATAAATGAATAAAAATAAGACAGTAACCCTACCTAATGGTTACGAAATACAATACGGTCAATTAGGTGATGATTTAGCTAATGATAATATTGTAATAAATGAACCTGAACAGGCATTAGTGGATAATGTTAGTAAATATTATTCATCATTCCTACAACGTAATATTATGGCTAATCGTCATGATGGAGTTGAATCTTTAGATAAGTATTATAATACTAAGTTAGCTGATATACTGGAGCCATCATTCTTAGAATCTATGTTACCTGAATTAGTAGATAGTACTAGAGTTTTACTGGATGTTATGAAAGAAAATGGTAAGATATTACTATTATCGGATTATGACCTTGATGGTGTTGGTTCTGCTGCTATTGGTCAAAAATTCTTTAGTAATGTTTTCAAATATGATAACTTTGAGGTTATCATTAATAAGCGTAATGATGGTAATGGTATAAATGATAACTTAACTGAGGAAGTTTTACAGTATAAAGATATAGCACTAGTTATGACTAGTGACCATGGTTCTGCTAATAGGGTTAACTTAACTAGGATAAGAGATGGATTAAACTGTAAAGTTATTGTAACTGACCCAGGTATAATATACTTTACGTTATTACATGCCTATAAACAGTTTAATAAAGATATTCCTATAGAGACTACTAACTATATTTACTATATGTTAACTTATGTAGGTTTAACTATTATATCAGATTGTATGGATTTAAGGAACTATGTTAATAGGAAGATAGTAATTAAAGCTTTAGTAGATATTAATAGTAGTAAAATTAAACATGAACCTTTCTGGGAGTATATTAAAACACATCTGAACACATCATATATTATAGATGAAACTATACTAGGGTTTAATGTTATACCAATATTAAATGCTACAGGTAGAATTGCTGACCCTAGACTAAGTTATGAAGTACTTGTTAGTAAGTCTTTAGAGGATAGTAAAAGTTTTCTTAATAGTGCTATAGAGATTAATGATAAACGTAAAAAGAAGACATCTGATGCTAGACATAATCCTAAAAATAAAGAATTTACAGATGGTATCATAAAAGTAATACTTGCTGATAACTCTAATGGAGTACAGGGTATCATTAGTAGTGGTGTTATGTATGATGATAATCTTAAGTTAGTTATAGTTTTTACTAAGGTTACTGAGAAAGGTAAAACTTATTACTCTGGTAGTGGTCGAAGTCAGGATGAAAATCTTAATATAAAATTACTTTTAGACGATATTGCTAAAAAGAGTGATATAATAGTTAGTCATGGTGGACATCCTAAAGCCATAGGTGCGAAGATACTACCTGATATAGAACTATTCTATAAGCTACTTCAAGAAGAGGTCAGTACTCATGAATTGGAAGGGATAGCTAACCATTATGTAGATGATTATATTTACAGCGTTAAACATCTTATATTAAGTTTATTCGACATAGTAGATATAGGTCCATATGGTATTGGTTTTGAGAAACCTAGCTTTTGTTCTGATTTTTATATAGATAGTTACAGAATTTTTAAAAAGAGTGCTAATTACCTATCTGTAAATATAAAGTTTAATCCTGAGAGTGAAACAGTGTTTAGTGCTTTCTATACTATAAAAGAAAAAGAATTTGAAGAGTTTGAGAATAACATAAAGAATAACAAGTTTATTAGAATGGTATATACAATGGGAATTAACTCATTTAGAAACCATAATAAGATAATGTTAAATTCTACATATATTACTTTTAAATAGTAATTAATATGAACTATACTTATAAGGAAAGAAACATAAAGCACATATGGGCGATATGTATCTTAAACCTTACAGATTAAAAATTAAATGAAGGAGATATTATGGTAGGTTGTTGAAAGTAACGAGCCATATTATATTGGAAAATAACGGAATATGCGTTACGATAGATTACATTTATACAGACACTAACTAGGAGCATTGCTCCTAGTTAGTGTAGTTTGTAATGATTACCTCTTGTACTGTTTGTCTACCTACTAAGGATATTTTAGCACCACAAACATTCGTAACCTTATGTAAATGATATTTATCAGATTTAAATAAATCAGTAATAAACTTACAATACGTAGTAGATACCATAAAGTATCCACCAATACTATCTATGTAATCACATAATTTCTTTACATCGTTATAGTTCTTTTCATTAAACTTATTATCCGCAGGATTTATAGGTCTTACTGTTTTAGATAAAGGATGATATGGTGGGTCAAGATAGATAAGATCTCCTTTCTTAATATCCTTTTTAATTTTATCAAAATTACCAGAATAGATTTTAGTATTCTGTAGTAATTTACTACTTTCTAAAACATCCTCAGGAATACAGTATATCGGTTTATCGTACTTAGCGAAAGGTACACTAAAATGACCAGACTTGTTAAGTCGATAAAGTCCATTAAAACAGGATTTGTTTAAGTATATAAATCTACCAGCCTTTACAATGTCAGATAGTTTGTTAAAGAATACAGTATTCCTATCAAGGTTACGTATAGTATAATAGTATTCGGAAGTATTACTATGTGTTAATACATTTGCTAAGAGTTCTTTAGGAGCATCTCTAACTACAGTATAGAAATTAATTAACTCCTTGTTACGGTCACCAATGGTTGCATCTTTAGGTTTAACATCAAAGAACAACGCACCACTACCGAAGAATGGTTCGTAGTAATGATTATACTTCTCTGGCATTAGTTTTCTTAATTCACCTAGTAACTGTTGCTTACCATTGATCCATTTAATTAAAGGTTTTTTCATAGTCGTTCCTTGTGTATAAATTTTATATTTTTATTACTTTAAAAATAATCAAGGTAATAAAGGTATATCGTATTAATTAATAGAAATCCTTTTTATTAGGAAAAGGTAGTAAAAAATAACAACATATTCATAGATTGATTACTAAAGACAAAGGAACAGATATGATTAAAGTAGGTTTAGAGTCTATTATACAGGCACAATTAAACGATGAGGTTATCAACGATATATCGATAGTATACGATAAACTTAGAAAGGTAGGTACATTATACTATCGAAAGAAAAGTATTGATAAAAAAGAGCTTACTAATGATTTAAAAAACATAAATGAAATGTTTAATAAGATGTTAAAGAAACGTTTTAATCTAAACATTAATCTAAGGAATTCCAATACATTCGCAGTATTCCCTATTTTTAATACTAAGCAGATAAAAAGTAATTTTAGTATGAACGATTTATCTAAAGATGTTAACAAAGCTAGTAAACAGTTAGTTAAATTTGAAAAGTATATAGAGAAGAATAGAATAGACATAGATTTAAAAGAATGTAAGATTAACGGATTAAGTGATGATTACAGTTTTACCTTATTAGTTTCTTTAAGAAGTATGTCTATGGATGTTACCAAGGATGATTTCATAGCCATTATACTCCATGAAATAGGTCATATATTTACACTATTAGAAATGTATGCTGATACTAATAAAAGTATATCCTCATTGTTAAATGGCTTACTACTAAATGACGCTGATGTAGTTGTTAATGAGTTGGTAATAACAGGAGATAAACAACTTAATAGTAAAGATGGTATTACTAAGGTATACAGTAAACTAACAAGTAAGTTTGATGGTATACTATTAACTAGTGGTAGAGAAACTGATGATACCGATGTTGAATATGAAGCCGATAGTTTTGTAAGTAAGTTTGGATATGGTGCTCAGTTAACTAAAACATTAAACAAACTCAGTAAGACTAAAGAACTCAGTTATGAAAACTTTCTTATTCTGGGAATGTTTATATGGTTAATTAATACTATAATAATAACCTTAATCTTATTTATAACAGCATCTCCATTGTATATTTTTAATTTAGTGTTATTCTCTTTCATAGGAACCATAATAGGTAATACTAATAGGTTTATACAATTACAACAACATCGTAACTATAGTAACGATGAACATGGTACATTATCAGAACGTTTTGTTAAGATAAGAACATCCATCATTTTTATGTTAAGAACTTCTAATTTAGATAAAGATGAGATTAAAGTATTACTGAAAGATATAGAAGATATAGATAATGAGATAAAAATTCTAGATAAGAGTTTTATGAATAGTTTCTTTGGTTCTTTTCTACATAGTACACTAGGTAGTAATTTAAACATAAGTGATAATCTGGGTGCTACATTGGATAGTCTTATAAATAATGATATATACTTAAGTAGTGCTAAGTTTACTGTGGGACTAGAACATAGAAACTATATCAAGGATGTCGATAAGTATTACACAGATATTAATATACCTGATAATAACACCGGTTTTTATAATACATTTATTGCTAACGCATTTAAAAATAAGAATATTATTAAACCGATAAACGATATACTAAAAACATATGATATGGAGATTATGTATAATAAAGAGGATAGTATCTTAGCTATTATGAGTAGTCATCTTTTACAAATGAGAAGAGGTATAGCAGGTTTTGCTTTAGTTCCTGTTTTAAAAGATAGAAAAGATATGACTAATACCAGTGTTGTAAGTCTGACACTAGAAGCTGATAAGGTACTATGGCAGATATTTAATCCGAGAATTAAGGTATATAGAGTGGATGTTGTTCCAATAAATAACGAAAAGGTATTATACATATTAGAAATAGAATATTTAAAACGACCTAGTGAAAAGGAATACAAACAACTTAATGTACATACTGAAATACTTCAAAAGGTTTACATAGATTATGGTGAACTTGGTAGTGTTGATGTGATAGAGAAGACATTACAACTAGGTAAAAAGAAACTCACTAAGTCGGTAAATCAAGAATTAACATTACTTCTTGATTACTTAAAAACAAATTACAATCATTATGATACAAGTCCTAGTATAGATACACATACTGGTAACTGGGGAGTTAATATGCATAATGATGTAATACTTATTGATCCGATATATAATTCTAGGAAACTAGCATTAAAAGAATCTAATATAATTAATATACCATATGATAAATTAGATAAAAAAGAGGATATGTGATAGTTATAATTAACTCGAATACATAACAAGCATATATTATTTAGATAGACTATGGTTAAACATTATAGTTAAATATTAAAAAGACTATGAAAATAGCAAAGGATAATTAGCTGATGGTACTACTTTTACCAGTCATATAGGGGTAAGTAGTAATGTGTCAACAGGTCCAGATATTACTTCTGATAATCATATAGTAGAGTCAACATCTCTACAAAAAATAAGGAATGAAAATAATGAATAATAAAACAGGTAAGTTAACTATAATCGGTTGTGGTGGTGCAGGTATTAATTTAGGTATAACGACACATAATACTTTAAAAGAATTAGGTGAAGGATATAGTGAAGTAGATATTGAGTTATTAGATACAACACATAAAACTATCCATAACTATACAGACTTTATACCAAAATTTACCAAAATCACAACAGATAGAATCGCTACTAGTCAAATCGATGGTGCTGGTGGTGAGAAGAAGGATATGGATTTAGCTACTGATATCTTCACTTTTCTTAAAGGATATTTAGATAAAAAGAAGTTTGAAAATAATAAAAATAATTACTATGTAATCATGTGTTCAGCTAGTGGTGGTTCTGGTGGTAATATAGCATCTTTATTAACAGGTTTTATGTTAAGTAAAGGTTACAATGTTATTGTAGCTACAATCGGTGATAGTAGTAATTATTTAAATCTTAAGAATACCATACATACGATACGTACTTTACAAAAGGCTGCTTTATCTAACAAGAAAGCTTTATGTGTTATATACTATAATAATACTGTAAAGAACAACACTACTGTTACCTCTGAAGAAAATGTAAATAAGAAGATAATTACTCTGTTATCAACTATATCAGTTTTTACATCTGGCACGTTAACTGGTGTTGATGATCAGGATATGATTAATTTCTTTAATGCTACTAACTATACTACATTTACAGTACCTCCAGGTATATATAGTATTGGTATAAATGTTGGTACACTTGGTGATGTAGATACGCTGATGAGTAGAACTATCATTTCTGATAAGGAAGCTGTTGATATTCAGGTACCATTATTTCATAACAAAACTAGCGTGATTCCAGCAAAGCTAGCAAGTACATATAAACAGTATCCATTATATCTATTATTTAGAAAAAACATCTTACAAAAAGAAACTAAAATTCTTAATGCAGAGTTAATTAAGATGGATGAATTACTACAGGTAGAGTATGATCCATTTGATGATATAGATTTGAATGATGATATTACTGGTTTAGGTATTTTACAATAACGTTTAGAATCATTTTAAGCTATCTTACAGGACTTAAGTCCTGTAAGATATAGTTTTGTATGATAACGTATTAAAATGATAGTATATAAGGAAATAGATGAATTTAATAACACATAAAGTTATACATCATATATGTATTAATAATAAGGATTTAATCCTTTTAGAGACTAAAGATGAGTTAGCCTTAAGTATTAAGTCTTTATGTGTAATTAGTAACTCATTTAACGATAGTATTTTTATACAAGTTATGAATGGTCTTTATACTCTAATCCATATGATGTTAGATGATAATGTTGGTCATCCTGTTTCATACATGATTCTAAGGGATATTACTGTTAATCTAACTCCTGGTAGAGCTATCGATATTTTATTAGAAGAGGTACCGTAATGATAAAAAAGCAGGTTAAAGATGACTTGGATGGATGTAAGGTTAAGAGCTTCATCGAACTACGCAGTCTATCAGAGATCATGTATAAAGTAAAGTTGATTTTAACTGAGTTAAGTATTAATCCTATAGGGTTATTTTTTAACAATGAGATAACTCCGTTTCTTCTGTATAATGATAACCATATGAATATATCGAATAAGGCTATGCTGGTAGATTTTGTAAAGAACAGAAGAATTACTATCCACGATACCCTATCGTTAACTAGTGGGAACTATCGATACATTAGTAAGTGTATTAATGATGTACCCTCAATTACAGGTATCCTTAAATTCATATTCCATTATATGGAGTCTTATTATATGTTAAATATACATAGCGAATCTAACATTGTTAAAAAAGATATCTTTAACATATCGGATAGGTTTATATTAGTAAATAAAAGTGCTATAGTTTATCATAATGTTACGGATTATATTAGATCATTAACATACTTAAACGATAATGCAGTATACCTAATGGTAGAGATTTTTGATTTAGTGATTAATGAGGTAAAGCGTACATTGGACATGGAAGATGATAGTACTATTAGAATAAAATCAAATGGTTGTTCTTTAGGTATTTATCTATATAATAGCCCGTCATCACGTAGATACTTATTAAATGAAGAATTATATTTAATGGATCAATCAACAGGCACAGTTGTTAATGAAGTATCCGAACAACATTTATCCGATAATACTTTTGAAAATTCTGAGGAATTTGCTAAAATGATTAACAATGCGTTGGTAAGTTATGAGGGTAAAGTAAAAATTGAGAATAGACCACTATATGAAGAGGATAATTTTGGTTATGCATGACACCCCAATAAATAAAATGTTAAGTGAGATACTCTTTAAGGATTATCAGGAACTACATATACGTAAGGAAGATATAGATAGTTTCTATATTATTAAAATAAATCCTGATATTGTATATATTAACATACATAAGTTATTTTCAGGATTAGAAGATGTTTTTACTGCTAAGGAAACAGATAAAATTTTGTTAGATTATGGTAAGTTATTATATAAGGATATATGTAAAGGAATTATGTTATGTGGTTTAGATAATAATTCCGTTGGTATCGCTAAGAATATCGTTAACTTAGTTAATGAGAGTTTTATGATTACATTAGATAAAACATATATGTATAAATATTTTATAAGTAATGACGAAATGATAAATCATTGTATAAAATATGTAACAGAGAGTATAAGTCTATACTTTAAAGATTTACAAATCGAGTATAATGGTGTTATACATGATATATTTACACTAGAAGATAGAGGATTAAATAGGAATTGTTTTATTCTAAGTAAATTATATAATAATTATAGTATAGGCATATTAAAGATGCAGGAGTAGTTATGGAGATTGTCACCGTAGATATTACATTATTTAAAAGTTTTATAGGTAAGGTAGTACCGTTCTATCAATCTGAATTAATACTTTTAGGTAGATATAGAAAACCAGGGACACGTGATTATATAAATGACTTTATAAGTAATCTAGAAAATATCGATGTCACTAATATAAATTATAATCAGTTAGTTACAGTAATAACTAATTTAGAAAGAACTATAGCGATAAACAGTCCAGTTTCCAACAAGGTACAGACTGGTGTTAAAATAGATAGGATATATCATAAAGGTAAATATCTATTTATAGATATAGAATATAGTTACGAATAATCATTTAAAGGAAAGAAAGAATGGCCTTAACAAAGCAAGATTTTTTAGTAATACCAGCATCGTTTATATTAATCCATGGGATGCATAAACGACATGATAAAGGTAAGCGTATATGTAAAAAGATTTTCATGCATATAAAAGAAAGTATAGCAAAACAGAGACAAGTAATAAGTACTGAGGAGTATCTAGCTGATGTATATATGAGTAGTTCTATTATTGATAATGCTAGTAAGAAGATGCGTCTTAGACATGTCGATCTTAGTAAAAATCTACATGTATGTCCAATAGTTTATTTAAGATTTTTAAATACTAAAATAAAAGATTTCTATAAGAAGGCTAACCTATCAGAGAAGTTAGTTACTGAGCGGGAAAATGTAATCGGTAATCAACATCGTACACTTGAGACAGTTATGTTTGTTAATCGATTAATAAGTGAGAGTATCGATGTATCAGATTAATATTCATGAACTGAAACGACCCATTACGATTGTTTCAGAAATGCTATATAAAAGACTTATATGTGAGAAATATGATAGAAGTGTATTAATTCAAATTCGTTTATGTAATATTGTATTAATTGTTGACGAGTTTATAAGTTCTATAATGAGTACTGCTGAGGTTATAAGAAATTCAGATAAGGATAAATATAATACCTATTATAGACAAGTAGAATCATTGGTATATGAGTACGCTATCTCTCATTTCTTATTATACGAGATCTTTACTATACTTGGGTATATGGACGACGAGGAGGACGATGAAGGTCATAATGAGTCGGTCATATATAGTAATCACGATATGAGTAGTATCTCAATAACTCACTTTGTTAATGATTTATGTAATGTTTTCGTTAACGATAGATTTGAGGATGACATATTCTTAGATGAGATTTACGAATTTCAAGCAGATATAGCTGAAATGGCTAACCGTAGTGATATTACTGATGTATTAAGATCTCAAGCGGGTTTAGGTATTGTTAATTTTACTGAAATAATGGACTTACTTATTATAGGTCAAATCAAAAATGGTGATGACATAATCTTTAAAACTATACTACTAATGTATAATAAAAAGAATGGTTTGACTAAATATGAAATTAAAGGATGTTAATGTTAGGTTTTAATACTATATATAATTTTACTACAATATCGAATACTGTAATAGATAACATGTATAAGGATATGAAAGTAATAGGGATAGGCGGGTTACATCAGATGATAAAAACATCTGGTGTATTTACAGATGTTACTACAGTTAGACAACAACTTGTAGCTGAGACAGGTTTAACTCTAGTAAGTGCTGAGGACGCTATGTATTATCTATTTGAAGATAAAAATGGAAATGAGGTAATATTAGCAGATGACTGGATATTACCTGACACTATCATGATAGTGTCTGCAGTAACTCTTAAATTAGAGATATCGGATATTACTACATCAGATGTTAGTATAATACTTAATCTTTTAAGACTTAAGAATTATAAAAATATTAATATACTTTAATTTTTTTTGGATGAAATATGGGAAATATAACTACAGAGAAATTAGAATCATTATTAGGTAAAGGAGTAGGTGCTCCTATTGGTAATACTAAGATACCTGATGATGGTTATGATATAACATTACCGAGTGAAAAGAAGATAGATGATGAAGTAAAGTTTATAGATAATGATTGGGTCTCTAATGGGTTTATGATAAGAGCTAAGGATTTATCTAACGTATATCAGAGAAAGAGATTTACTACTAACGTAAGTAGTAAAGTAGTCGATACTAGTATGGGTGGAAACATTAGTATTAATGTTAGTCCACAGTTTACAAGATATTGTGATGTTAGAAATCCAGGGTTATTAAGTAGTAATCGCAGGGTTAAAGTTAACGAGATGAATGTTAATGTAGGAATGGGTAACTACTATGGTACAGCGATAGATGATAACTCCACCAATGTGTATATGGAACTAGGTTTTGCTAAATTTAATAATGTTCTATATTATCTATTCTCTAGTGTTGATTATAAGACAGCGGTTATTGCTAACTCAGGTAGAAGTCCATTAGCATATAATGTAGGTAAGTTTACAGGCATAGCAGCATTGATGATAGCTTTTCCTGTTGTAACTGTAGCTGTTTTAGCTTTAAAAATGACTATAGGATTTGCCAATAATATGTTATCCTCTCAATGTTTATAGATGATAAAAAAGATAGTAAAAGGGTGGGTGCTCCACTTAGTATTACTAGTACAGATTTGGCTGCTATTAAAAAGATAATGCCTGGCATTATCACTTCTCAGAATGGTATTAATATTCATGCTATGATAACTAGAGGACAAAAGAGAATTAACCAACACAGAGCTAATAGATTATCCTTATTATCGGCTATAGAGAATAAAACATTAACTGAAGCTGATGGTGAGAAATATCTATATACTGTAAAAGACTTACAGGTAGATGATGTAACTGCCGATAGTGATGATAATAACTTATGGACTAGATTGTCTAAAAATTTAAAGAAAGATAAAACCTATGACAGCGGTACTAAGCCTAAAGATTTAAAAGACTTGCTGACGGATGCTGCGGCTGCTACTGCTGAAAGTATTAGTAAAGCATTCGCCACAGATGATGATGGTACATATAATCGTGAGTTAAGAGAAGAAGATAGTAAGAGTTGGTTAGATAACTATACAGAAACCATGCAATCTGTATTTAATGAAGGTGCTAGATATGCTGTCTTTAGAGTAGATCATGTAGGTAGTACAACGACTAGTTTTTCTAATACTACAACTACTGTTGGTTTAGATGAGAAAGTTAACAATATGGGTAAAACCTTTAGAGATATGAAGTTTAACCTAGGTGGTGGTGAAATACCTATACTTTCGGATATAATGAGATCCGTTACGGATGTTGTAGTTGGTGCTACTGATGGCTTAACATTAGGTTTTACAAATGTAGTAGCTGGTTTTATAGCAGGCTCTACATTAGAGGTTAATAAAAGATGGGATGGTAGTACTGCGTCGTTACCTAATCATACATTTAAAATGCCATTAAGAAGTCCATCGGCTCATCCAGTAGCACAACTACAAAATCTTTATATACCGTTATCTGCTGTACTAGCTACGGTATTACCTAAATCTACAGGACCCAAGTCTTATACTAGTCCTTTTTTATGCAATGCCTTTGTGCGTGGATTAGAACGAATAGATAAGGGTATGGTTACCTCGGTTACCATTACTGCAGGTAGTTCTAACTTACCATATAATAAAGCAAGAAGACCATTAGCGTTTGACGTTACATTTACTGTAACTGATTTTGCTAGTGTTATATCAGCACCAACACCAACTGATTTATTATCATCTGGTAGTGTGTTATATGACGATGAAGGTGGGTTAAGTAGGTACATACAGACATTATGTGGCAGAGACTTGTTTTCGACTACGCATGTATTTGATAAAGCTAAAATTAAATTTAGTAGATTTTTACAGGATCATGATTTAATGTATACTTCTGAATTTCTAGGTGCCAAGACTGGTGATATGGCTTCATCTGGTGGTATGTTTAGTGTTTTATCTGCGATGAGTGATCATAAACAAATTAATTATAGTGAACTATATTAATAGATAGCTTAGGGATAATTCCTAAGCTATCATAGATTTTAATGAACCAAAACTAGGCGGTTTAGTTATTTTACTAGCAATATTTATACTATGTAGTTTTTGTCCAATTCCTAAACTACCTACCTTAGGTAAAGATGGCATTGACAAGTTAGAATCCATTGTGGCTAATCTACTTATTTCTTGTATCTTAGGACTTGTTTCAATAGCCATCGTGTAGGGAGTAGATAGGTCTACTCCGAAATTTAACATAGAAGATTTATCAGGTAATAACTTAGCACTATTATCAATTTTAAATATACTACTAATAGGTTTTTCATCTAGGGCTATAAGTTCAGGTAAAAAACTCTTTAAACTAACATCGTCTAATAAGCTACTACTTACATTTAAATCAAACTTATCACTAACTACAGTACTAAGTAATGACCATACCTGCAGCTGCTTTTAGTGCATTATGTCTACTGGTAGGGGTATCAGTGTTAGCACTACTATCCTGACAATTAATGTTTGTTAATTTATCATAATTATCCATAAAAGATAAACTTTTATTAATTGGATTAGCTAAATTTTTATAGGCACATTCAAACCCACTAGTGAGTCCCTTAAGTGCAGTTAACTCTAACTTGCCAAGAGTAATCTCAGGTAAATCAATGTTTAACATATTACCTAATAACTTATCCATTGGATCAAGTAATCCTAATAGATTACTAGTATCTAACATATCAGACAGACCACTAGTGTCTACCATACCAGATAGACTAAAACCTGTACACTCATCAACTATACTGTTAATATTACTTACAGCAGTGCTAGCAACATCAACAGATTTGATTATACTCCCTGTCATAGTTAACGCATCGTTCACACCCTGAGGTATTGCTTGTTGTATTGTTAGTGACATGGTAATCCTTTATATTCATATTTACGGTCAAGATAAAAGTAATTTTTTATTTCTATATTTTTTTATATACATATTACTTAAATGAGTCTATTATAGATAATCGTTAATACATAAACAAAAAAGGAGTACCAATGAGTACTGATGTTAAAGTAGAAGTTGAAGAAATTAAACCTGTGAGCTTTGCAGATGTAGAGTTAGTGCAAGAAACTGAAGATAATGTTACAACAATCACTGTCGATAAAAAACTATATGTTGAAAAAGCTAAAGAAGCTGGTATCGATGAAGAAACGTTAAGTAAAGTTGCTACATTCGATAAAGACTATTTAAGTTCTTCTTATGCAAAAATTGTTGATGCTGCTGAGGGTATTTATAAAGCAAATAAGGAAAACAAAAGTATTCATGCTAAACTGCCATTTGGATTGGATAAAAAAGATACTATCCAGTATGATATCGATATGACTAGAAAGATTAGTCTGGTTGTTGGTAGTAAGAAACCTGAAGACATTGTACGTAGACCTAAAATCAATATGACAACAACATCTAGTCGTTTTGGTATACATAAAAAAGTTATCAAAGATGCTGAGAAAAGATTACAAGCACTTATTGCAGGTTAGTAATAATTATATAACAATAGTCCGAAAGGACTATTGTTATAGTTTTTTTTTGTTTTTTTTTCATATCTTTAAACTCATTTGCAGCCATCTTGTCTTTACTACCAGTGATGTCTGGATTAGTATCTGGGAATAAATTACATACTAACCATGCATGTACAGGTTTTCTTAATAGTACATCTGGCTCTATGAATAAGGCAGTCATTGATTTATAATCATCAGACCATACAGCAGGTATTTCTCCAATATCTAACAATCTAGTAATAAGTGGTGCATGTAAATCTGGATCATCTAATAGATAACGACACCATACATCTAAAAGAATTTCAAAAGGGTTACCTTCTTTTTCTTCTACAGTAATAGTTATGTCAGTAGAGGCTCTTGTAGAGCCTGTGACCTCTCTAAACTTACCACCATTGATACCTAGGTCATGTTCCTTAACTTCCATAGTTAACGAGCTATCTATGCCTGTAATAGTTTTAGCATGAACTTCCAGCATAGCCTTGACACCTTGTTTAAATGTACCTCCATTAGGAAATAAATCAAAACCTCTAGGTGCGTTAAGTACTATTGGAATAACATCACGCTTTTGATAGCGTTGTTCATGCATCCATTCATGAATGTTTTCATCGTTATCTAATCCACCAATACGAGGTAATCTACCCCACTGTCCACCATGTCTAATATCTATACTAGGTAAGTCAGTAACACCATAGTCATTAATATCATCAGATTTTAAATAACTGTTATCTACGTTTATTGTCTTAACATTATTTCTTGCCATAACATATCCTTTTATTTATTTAATTTATTCTATGTTGTTTAACATTTCGTTATAGTGAATCATAACTGTTTTCATGATACCACCAGTTAATTGTGTATTAACAGTATAACTGTATCCACGTAATGCATCAAAATCACTAATACGTGCTTTAGTAGATGTTTGTAATATACCACCAAACTTTCCATCTAAACGAGTAATCAATTCAGATTCAATAGTTGCGATAAACTCATTAGGACTCAATGACATGTCACCATTATATAATCTACCAACAGCATCAGCTTCTTTAGTAGTAATAGTTAAAGCAATACCTGCAAAGAAGTTTCCTAATGCAGATGAGTCAATATCATAAACACTATTCATAGCTGGGAAACAATATTTACCTCTATCGATGTATTGTGGCCAGATTAATCCAATGTTCCATAAATCAGCAATTACACCAGCTGGTATTTCTTTTGGTTCAATATCTGAATAATTAATAATTTCATTCTTACCACCACGATCAAATAAGAACTCAGATTTCCAACTAGTACCACCCATCATTTTAGCAGCTTTTGCAACAATATCCATAAGTAAAGGATATCTATGTTCAGAAGGATCTAAAACATCTATACCAGAACCTACAACTATAATAGCTCTAGCTACACTTGTATTAAAGAAAACTGATTCAGGAGCTAAAGCTAACGCAGCTTTTAAAGAAACACCTATAGCTCTCTGCTTAACAAGAGTATCTACTTTATCATCACCTAGAGAATTTACTCTAGTACTTAAACCTAGGAATGTGTCTTTTCTAAGACTAATAAAGTTAATTAAATCTTTCTTAGTATCAATTTCAAAACCAGAATCGTACATAACGTTTTCTAGGTTGTTAGCAACACTCATAACGTTACTGTTAGGATCTAAATATTTCTCCATAAATAAACTAACACCTTTCTCAAGGTTTTCTTGACTAAGAGTACCATCAGCACCATTATCTAAATAGATAGGAGTTGATCTACTAAAATAAGCTTCTTTATGATTAGGAGCCATTTCAACAACACTATCATCCATATAGAATGTAAAGTTAGGTACCTTTTTAATCGACATAGCTGTAAAAGGATTTAATAAGCGAAATTGTTCAGAAGCAGTATATCCCTCTACAAAGTCCATCCAGCTAAAAGTAGATGTTTCTACACCTTCAATATCTGTAACCATACCGTTAACATACTCAGCTTCAGCAACCATTAGATCTTCTAAAATACCATCTAAGTTTTTGAAATAAACATATGGTTTTTCCATTCTAGGATATACCAAAGAATATAACTTGTTAGTTAGGTTATACCATTTTTTACAAGTACTTGTAAAATCTACTTTACTATCTAAATTATCAACAGCATCTTTCATAAATACAAATTGGTTATAGTTACTACCGAATATATTAGCAACAGGATAACCAGTACTATTTTTATCAGCTCTTTTAGACATACCAAATTCATATGGTAAAGCTAAATTAGAAGTTATAATAGTATTATCTACATCTTCTATAGTAGGTACTGAGAATACTTGACCATAGTCATTATAAGTTTTACCTTTATATTTAGCACGTCTTTCTATGATAGGAATCATAGTAGATTTTTTACCATCCATATCAGTCATGTAACCTGGTTTAGATACCTTAGCACCAAAGTCAGTTAAAATATCATCTGTATCAGAAGACTCAGCTATCAGTTTTAATCTATAACCTTCAACAGTCTTATCGACTACCTTATCACCATTGCCATCGTAAGCAAAACTACCATCAGCATAACGTTTGTAAACGTTTACAGTATCTTTTAAAACATCTAAATATAATGTTGTATTAGCAATAGTTTTGTTATCCTCAGGGATAATTCTAGTATACATAATAGAGTTACCAGCACCAGTAACAATTTCAGCTAGTCTTGTTGTATGTGTAAAGAAATCTTTTGTTCTATCAAAAGTATCACTACCATATAACGCCTTAAGTCTAGTACCATCTAAAAATTCTTTAGTATCAGGACCCATACTGCCAAATCCTAAAACACTAGGAACATGTGTAGATACAGTAACCGTAGTAGGTACAACAGGTAACGCACTACTATCCAGCGTACCTAGGTGTATTACTTGGGAAGCCGCATTAGTTATATTAACATTCATAATCTTACCTCATTTATTTATTTTTTATGATTAGATTTAAAATCATCATTGTATTAAGTTAAAAAATTATAAGGAATGGATATTATCCATTCCTTATAAAATTATTTTAATTCATATATATAAACATGATTATCTGTTTTAGTAGTTAAAAGTACTTTACCATTTCTTAACATGGATATGTTCTGGATAGTAACTCCTACATTTAAACCTAGGTCATATGACATATCTTCAATAACATTTTTAACAGTATCCATATAGAAAACTTCTAGGTTAGAAGTTACATAATTAGTCTTAACATTAAGAATATTACCATTTCTTAATTTAACACTCATTTGCTCAGTACCTATAAAACTATAAGGCATTGCTAATGTAACATCTATATTGTTCTGTGTGATATTATACTTATATAATCTATTAACATCTTCCCCAAACGGTGTTATAATGATTTCTGTATCACTTAAAGAAGTAGCCGTTAAATCGGTTAAAGGTTTATCTATAATCACTGATTTAATTAAAGTTAATGTTAACGACATGATGTCTAACTTATAGACATTTATCTCTTGTGTATTATCAGGATTTAAACCAAATACATAATACTCATCATTCATCTCTACAACTTTACCTATGTTACCACTAGATGTACGGATATTTGTAGTTATAGTAACTAGATTAGTAAAGGTGTTTGTATAGGCATCATATTTAAGTACTTCAATAACAAGTCTATCGTTTAGACTATAAGATAAGTAACCTCTATCTTTAGTTAATAATCTAAATGTATGAGGCATATCAAAATCATATGTAGATGATTTACCTACGATAAAGTTATTTAATTCTGAGTCATATATATAGTTATCTAACTTATTACTAACCTTACCTATAATAGGTATTAGATTACTAAACATTTCTTCAGTATTATATCCTATATCACTAACTAAGTTATCATTACTAGTACCCAAGTTAATCGACTTGACTTGACTAAGTGTATACTCGTATTTATAATTAGGATCTATATTGGTCTTTTCAGTAAGTAACATAGTACTTAAATAAAGATAATCAGTTACTAATTTACTTTTAATATTCTCATCAGTATACTCTAAAACTGTTTCTACTAGGTAACTTTGGTTATGTGTCATGACAGCAGGAACTGTAAAACCATCTGTCTCAATAATACAATCACAAATAAACTCTCTTTTAGTATTTAATAGCTTAACACTATTAACAATAACAGGTAACGACGCTGTACCTTTAACTGTAAACGAATTAGATTCAAGTGGATTCAGTCCTAACGTATTACCGATTATATTATAATAAACATCTTTTAAAATAATATGTTCTCTACATATAGGAGATACCGTAGAATGTTTAGCAATATTAACTATTTCAATTTGTAATACATTTTTATCTGTAAAATTGAAAGCACTAATAGGTATCTGATAATCCAATGTATCTTTAGTTAGATTTAACTCTGCCTTATAGATAATGATGTTATTATCATCCTTTATTAGTAGAAGAGTACGATCATATGCCACATTACTCTCGTACATATTAACAGATAAGTTAATGCCCATACCTGGTACATAAGCCAACTTGTTTATATAAGGTTCAGATATGTAAAACTCTGGAGCTAAATAGTCACTAACATTAGACTCATCACTAATGACAGGATATGGTCCTATCCATTTATTATTGGATATATCATTACCTGCAGTATCTATTAAGTGTCTCAAGGCACTAACATACCATATCTCACCTGTAGGGATAATCTTTTTAACTTCCCATGCATTAAGAGATGTATCACTTTCTACAACTTCTTCTTCAATCATTAAACCGTCCACATCTCTGGTTAATTTCCAAGATGTTTTGTTGTGAATAAGTCCTGTTTCAGATTTCCATTCACCAATATTATATAACATATCATAAACTCCTTTATATATTTAATTCAAATTAAAAAATAATAACTAAGTTTATTTCCTTTTTTAACATCATTAATTTAACTGAATAGTAAACTAAAAGGAAATTCAATGAAAATTAAATCAACTAACCCAGTATCAATTAACATAACAGCAATAGCAGGAATAGGTAACAGTTTTAAATCTACTATATCTCACTACATAATGTTAACTGCTGCTGATAGATTAAACTACAGTCTAAAAAATGATAATAAACAAGTAACTATGCATACCTATGATACTGAAAACAATATGGTTATGAACCTAGACAGGATAAACAGTTTATCAGTAAGAATGAAATACATCAAACCTGAACCACTATTTAACCCTGATACATGGTCATACATAATGAAAGCTGATATGAATGCTGATGACTGGTTAGACCTTGTATATAAAGCTGCTGAAGAGAAGAAGAAAGATAAGTCTAATAAGATGGTATATACCTGTTTTGTTAACAGAATAACTAACAAACCTTTAGAGGTTAAAATACCTAGTTTTATAGAGATAGATAGTTTCTCTGAATTTGAATCTAGTAAAACTACTGATGTTGTAGAAAGAGGTGATGTTGATAATAGTAATACTCTATTTATGCAACAAGGATTATTCAAGACTAAGGTAGTTAGAGAATTACCAAATCTTTCATATAACACAGATACTAATTTTATTTTAACTGCACATGTTGGTAATGAGATAAACATGGCAAGTGGACCATACGCACCACAACCAAATAAAGCACTACAACATGTTAAAAGAGGACAAAAGATAAAAGGTATATCAGATAAGTTATTATTTTTATCGACATCATTCTGGCAGGCATTTGACAGTAGTGTTTTTATGAATAATACTACTAAGATGCCTGAGTATCCTAGGGGTAAGGAAGATGTAGCTACTGATTTAAACATAGTTAAATTAAAACAATTAAGAAGTAAGTCAGGACCTAGCGGTTATGTCATAGAGATACTTGTTAGTCAGAGTGAGGGTGTCCTATCAGAACTTTCATATTTTCACCTTATTAAAACTAACAAATATGGTTTAGTAGGAAATAACCTTTCTTATTCTGTAGCCATCTATCCTGAGGTTAAATTAGGTAGAACTACAGTTAGGAGTAAAATTGATAATGACCCTAAATTAAGAAATGCATTAACTATTATAGGTGAAATGTATCAGATGACGATATTTATGAAACAATACGCAAAGTATCTATGTACACCAGAGGAGTTATATACTAGAATGATAGAGCGTGGTTATGATTGGGATTTTATTCTAAGTAAAACTAGAACATGGCATACTCCCAATCAGTATAAAACAGAATTACTACCATTCTCAACATTAGATATATTAAAAGCTGCCGCTGGTGTATATGAACCATATTGGTTTAAAAAAGAAATTAAGGAGAAGAAATGAGTAAAAAGAAGATAAATGAGGAAGTAGCAGGAACTATTGGTGATAGTTTTTTAAACCTAGTTAAAGAGATAGATGAGACCAGTGCTGATAATCTATATATAGAAATGCTTATAATGGATAAAACCGTATTAACTAGAAATGATATGATTCAGAAAATACTTATTAATAGAATATTAACAAGTAAAGTACTCATAGCTGCAAGTTTACATATTAGCGATGCATCTTCATCATTGGCACTTCTTGATTTAAGACAATCAAATAACGTCTGGTTATCTTCATTGAGAGATACTGTTATACCATTCTTAATAAAACATAAAAGGTTGTAAAATGAGTAACAAGGTTTATAAAATAGTAAACACAATTAATTCTGAAGAGAATTGTGTAATCAAGGTTAATAAGGAAAAGTTTCTACCAATATTGACTCTTACTCCTAAGTTCATTGAAAATTCATTAATACAGACTACAGATATAGTTATAGAGGATATTATAAATAATGTAGTGGATACTAATATTGCTAAGACTAACTTAACATATATATGTAAATCATTGAATAGTCAAGGTTTTAATAATGTAATCTTCTTTGATTCTTTAACTAATCAATTGGTTAATCTCCCTATGATAGAAGATATTGATGCTGATGACTTTATCCGTAAAACATTAGTAAGTGATATAGTAATATATGACTCTATTAGATATACAGATAAGTATGTGAGTAATTTAACATTTCCAGAGACACAAGTCGAAAATGATATTATAGTAGCTAAGAGTCTTATAGGGAAAACTATTAAAAGAATCACATTAGATATTACTGGATTAGGTATGGCAAATTTATCTGACCAACTTAACACAGCTGTCGGTCCGACTAAGCAGTTAAGACACGATGTAAAGGTACTTGATGTTTTGGCTATTAAAACAGCTGATATTAACTGGAGTGGTTTAGATATACCTAAATTATGGACAATCATTAATAACAGCGATAAAAGTAAAGAACTAACCTATGTTGGTAGTGTTAATAAAGATGTGATATATATTCCATTAGGATAACAATATGAGTAAAAGAGGAGATATTGAGAAAGAGATTTTAAAGACTATCGGTGATATGAAGGCTGATAAGATTAACATAGAACTCTATACTAATATGTTTAAACGCATGAATAATAAAGAGTTCGATTCTTTTATGTTAAATTTAGAAGATAATATATTAAATGTAATAGTTCCTGTAGATGCTAAGATATCTAATATAAGTGTTGAGAATAATCTAAAACTATTAAAGAGGTTTGGAAGACCGTTAACACAACATCTATATAGAGAAACTGTAGATGGTCCTACTAGAAAAACACTTAACAAGAATGCTATTTATATTTTACCTTTTAGAAGAACAAAACAGACTGTAGATAAAGGTGTTTCTGTTGCTGAAAACAATAAAAGTACAGATAGTATTACTGGGCAGGTTAGTGGTGACAGTAGATCCAGTAAGATGAGTAATAGTGAGTTACAATTATTGGTCAGTATGGACTTATCTGAAGCAGCTATAGAGATGAATCAACTTCGTGCTGATGCTGATACCAGTAACTTAATGATATCTGGTATTAAAAAGTATGGTACTATTGATACAGAGACTATACTGAAATATGCTAAACCTACTAGAACGACTAATACACTAAAAGCATACTTTAACGCAATGCATTTAAAAATTGACTTATAACTATACAGGCGTTGCCTGTATAGTTATATATTTAAGATTAATTACTTACTATATCAATAACGATGTCATCATCACTGGTTATCTCAAAATCCACATCTTCAAAACTATCGGGATATTCTTTAATATTACTACTTATAGGAATACTACCTATTTCAGGAATACTACTAAGAGAAATACTATCTGTTTTATCTGTAAATACATTACTAGTAACAGTATCAACGTCTGTTATACCTGTCTCTGTATATGTACCACTTTGCATTCCAGTTATATAGTGATTGTTAAATATCTTCTGTTTAGTTTTTACAGATATTAACGACATAGGTGATTGTGTACTTAAGCTAAAGTTATCCACACTACCTGTATTAAAGATACTATTCTTATTAATATCAACCATATGTATACCAGATAAATTATCTATGATACGTTTTATATTAATATAGGCTAACTTATATGGTGTTGTTGTAAATCTCGTACCTGTATCAGTAACTATGCTAAATTGTGATACAGAAGGGGTACCTATCTGTCGTAATGGTATATTCTCCATATGAGGATTAATCTCCAATAGATTCCTATTCTCAAAGTATTCTAGTTCCTTACCTATAGGGACAGTATATTTTAAACCATTTATATAGTGATTATTTATAAATGTTTTATGCTTAGCATTTATAGTTAATAGGGATATAGCTGACTGTGTATTTAAACTAGATTTATCTGTACTACCTATATTAAAGATATTGTTCTTATCAGTATCTAATATATCGACACCATGAAGATGATCTGTTATCTTCTCTATATTAGTATATTCTAATTTATATTTCTTAGGATGTACATCTATGTTAGTCTTAGTCGTTACATTAATAGGTGTCATAGGACTTGAACCAAATTGAACAACTGGAGAGTAGTCTATATGTTCATTAGTATTAGCTAATTGGTCACTATTATAATAACCAATACCACGGTCACTAAAAACATTCTCATCAATATTTAATGTATACTTTTTACCCATAGTACGAGAAAACTTTCCTGTTAACATAGGTATCGTATATACTCTATCATAATCTAATACACAAGGTAGTTCTGTATATTCATTGGTATTATGAATATGACTGTCTCTTACTTGTCTAATATCGTAATCTAAGAAATTAGTATCTCGTATACAGAATTTTAAATCCTCATAAAACTTACAATTAATATCCCTAACTTCCATCAATGACTTATAACTAAGATTTAAGTTATTTGTTAACGTATTATTATCAACATCTGTTCTGGTAAATGAATCATCTAATAATAAATCTATGGTATAAGATGTTACCTTATTAAAAAACCTAATAGTCTTTTTAAATTTATCTATAATAAGACTGTCATGGTCTACAGGTATTCCTGTTATTTCACATAATAACTCAGTTACAATATCCAAACTATTTGAATCTATTAGTCTATATAAATCTTTATCACCAAGATATTCATCTATAACTGACATGTCATATGTAATCTCTTTATTAACTAAAAGACCACTGTATAAGTAATTTATATCTGTCTTAGCAACATTATCTACTATGTTTGATAAAACATACCAAGTTTTAGTATCTATCTCTCTGATACTCTTAAACTTACGTCTCATAGTTTCTCTATTATAAATATTTAAATTTAGATCCTTAGCATTCATAATGTAGTCCACGATAGGTGTTAACTTATCTTTATACCAAGTCTTTTTCATTAAGACTTCTTTATTAGGGTTATCATAAACTCCTGGAAATTTAATAGTAAATTCATTACTAGTCATCTTGTAATACTTAGCTAAAGTATAGATGATAATATTCTCTACATCAATCATGTCTAATTTATATATCTTAGAGTCTACCGTATTACGATAATCTAAAGTAAATGTAAACATATTCTTATCTTTGATATTGATAAAGTTACTTATAGCTAGTATTAGACTATTATAATAATACGTATTAAGTTTTTCTGGTGTATCTAATATAAATAACTTACTAGCGTTCTCAGTCGTAGGACTCTTATCAGCTAGAATCTCATCCATCTCGTCTATGATTAAATCACTAGTAACGTTACCAACTAACTCATTCTCATAAAGAAGACTCTCTAGTTTCTCTAAAGGATAATTAGTATTACTTTTACTGTAACCACTTAAGTTAGCATCTATACTTAGAAGGGTATAGTTATTCTTATAATACTCTTTATTATACTTCTCTAGGTTATTAGTTATTAGTGTTGGTAAATCAGATACATATCTAATATTATTAACACCTATACTATTGTTATCAAATATAGTTAGTAGTATATTATCTAGTATATTATTCTTACCTATGTTTTTCTTCATTCTTTTTAGGTTACCATATACCCAAATATTTGTTTCTAAATTAAATAGGTCCATTTCATTATTTAAACTCTTATATGACTTAAAGAATACTTCCCTATGATAGGCGTCAGTTTTATATGAAAGTATGTTTTTAACCTTTAATGAAATTACTTTTAGGAATAAAGCGTTATATAGTCCTGATAATAAAGAAGGCATATATAACTCTTCAGTGATATACTTAACATTATGGAATCTGGACATATATTGTTTAATGTATATGTTTAGTTCAGATATGATACTTAGTTCGTTACTAAGTAAAAAAGTTTTATCATAATCTAGGATAGTATAGTTAGGTGCATCAAGAACATCTGACATTTCATTGTCAGACAGACATCCCCTAATATAATCTGTCATCCCTGGATTGTTTAGACATAGAGTATTAAAGTCTGTACTAAATAATCGTAATCTCTCCTTAAGTAGGTAATCATTGTTAAGATACTCTCGTGTTAACTCAATATTCTCATATGCATTAATATAAACTGTATAGTCATTTATATTTTTAATACCACAAATATTCTGATAATACTTAGAGTCACTCTGTTCAGGTACCATCCTATTATACTTAACATAGGTCTGATAGTTTTGATGTATTTGAATATCATCTATTTTGATGGTTAAACTATTTATAAAGTTTAGAATATTCTTATAGTATGTTGTTAAAGTTATCATTTGTACTCCATTGGTAATTATGTAATCAAAAAAATGAAAAAGGAATTAAAAAATGAGTAAATCGGATATAAAAAAACCCAATGTAAAGAAGAGTAGATTCATGGATAAGGCGAAGACTAACTTCCCTGATACTGACGTAATGATGGATTATAGAGAGGCATCGGCTGTAAGTAAATATAGTAGTGATATATGTAAAACTGTTGATGATATGATTGAGTTATATCCAGAACTTGAATTAATTATGGAAACCATAACTTCACTTATTTTAACACCCAATGATATGGAGACAGAATCATTATTTTTTGAATTATCAATTACAACACTACCTTCGGATATTGTTAATAGTTATATCAGTGTCATTGAAGAACATGCTGTTAACGAATATGGAATAGTTGAAAAACTAAGTGAGATCGTTACAGAAACCTTATATACTAGAGGTTCATATGCTGAGTTAAACTTAACTCAAGAATATTTAGAAGGTATAATGGATAGGGGTAAGAAAATTGCCAGTGGTACGGAAAATTCTATGTATCTTAAACGAGGTAATATAAATGGAACAAACTCTGTTAATAATACACATACTAATGTCACTGTTACTAATAATTTAAATAAACTCATTGACATTGATGTTAAGAAGAAATTCATTCGTACTGGTATGGAAAAAAAGGTATATAAACACAATGACCTATCTAAGGTAACAATAGCCCTAGAGAAAGCTTTATTTAATGGTAAGAAAAATGATAATAATGAAGATATCCTTGATTTTAACAATGATGTATCAAAAACTATTATTAAGAAACTTGATACTAGTACAGTAGTCCCTATTACATCCAAGTCTGATGTTAAGGTACATTACGGTTATTTTATAATACTTAATGAAGATGGTAGTAACTTAAATGGTAGTAATATCTCACCTAATAGATTACATGGTAGTGGTATTGATGATGCTATGGATGCCAATAAAGATATACTTACTCAAATACGTAAAAAATACCAAAATGAAAACGCTCTTATACCTAAGCTAAAAAACTTAGAGGGTCTAAGAAATACTATAATAAAAGAAGATATTGATAAATTTATTACAAATGAGCATGGCATAAATACCTTAGATGCTACATATGAAATTGATGATAATCTTTTATTAGCTATAAGTGATAAGATACTGGATAAGAGTAAACTAAACGTGATATATGTACCTGCTGAAATGGTTAGTTACTATGCTATTAACTTTAGACCTAATGGTACTGGGAAGTCGTTACTTGAAAAGGTTACTACTTTGGTTAGTATTAGATCTATATTAATGTTTACAAATTTACTAGCATATGTTAAAAGTAGTATAAGTACAACTAACATCAAGATAGATTTAGATCCTGATGATGCTAACTATAAACAAAACTTAAGAAAGATAGTTACTAACGTGATGAACAATCGTAAGATTGGTTTACCTGTAGGTATGTTAGATGTTAATAGTTTCGTAGATTGGGCTCATAGTCTTGGATTTGCTGTAGAAGCTAAACATCCTAACTTACCTGATGTTAATGTTGAAATTGAAGAAAAAAAGAATGAGATTAATCCTGTAGATACTCAGCTAATCGAGGATATTGATAAACAGATTTATAGAACACTATATGTAACACCTGAATTGTTAGATGAAACAAAAGGACCTGAGTTAGCTACAACAGTTAAAAACAATAAAACAATAGAGCTCTGTTGAATAAGCGTATCCTGAAATTACAGAAAGGTTTTAATAAATTAATTGTTAGAGACCTTACTAAGAAGATGTTAGTAGATAAAAAACTTATTAGTGTTATAGAGGGTATTACTTTAAATAACATAAAGAAGATTAGAAAATTCCTTATTAAAAACGATAGGAATGTTAATAATGCCGTATTAAAGAGTATTACTGATGAAGCACTAGTGACTAATGTAAGTAAAATTGTAATGAAACATGTTAAAGTAAGCTTACCTACACTACAAGAGGTAGAGGAGGATAGATCTACTGCTATGGTAGAAAACTATACTGATATGTTAGATATCATTTTAGATAAGTTATTTACTACTGATTTTATAACTAATGAAAATGCTGGTATTCTAGGTGATAATATAGATAATATTAAAAATGCATTTAAAGCAATATTACTACGAAAGTTTGTAGATGAAAATAATCTACTGCCTGACTTTACTAATATGTTTATGCATGACGAAGATGGTAAGCCTAATGATACTTTATTGGAAGAATTTAATTACTTTATAGAAAACCTTGGAGTACTTGCAATACCATTCTTAAAGAATAATAATAAGATTAAAAAGGAACTTGATGAGAAGATTGAAAAGATAAATAATATAGAGGAGGAAGTTGTTGATGATGATGATACATTAGATACTGAAACAGATGAAGACGCTGTTATGGAAGAAGAACCTAATGACAACGACGGCTCTATTTTTTTGCAAAAAAATAAATACAAGGAATATACATGAATGGCATGAGACCAGTAAATTACGATAACTTTAACAACCCTAATGTATGGCAGGATGGCAATAACTGTTTATACGCTAAGGATAATTCGGGTAACCTAATTGAGATAGATCAAAACGGTAATCCTATAAAAAGGCAACAAGGTATGTACCAAAATACACAACAATATACGCAACAGCAAAATAACAATGGATTAACTCCTATTCGTAAAAACAATATGGGTAATCCAGATGTATGGCAAGATGGTCAGGGTAACTTATATATGCATGATAATATTCAGTTTTATCAGATAGATCAAAATGGTAATCCGATACAACAACCAGGTATGCGACAAAATATAGGTAACGTCAACCCTATGTATAATAACAATAATATGCAACAACAGCCTATGGGTGTTCAAATTGGTAATACTAGTGGAGTTACTATCCCTGGATTAAATAGTAGTGGTAATCCATTTAACCCACAGGGTAACAGTAGTGAGATATTCATTAATGGTCCAACCTCAGAATTAGGTAGTACTCGTAAATCTATTCATCCTGAAAAAACAAATAGAAACTCAGTACAACCTATGGCGGAAACTATAACGCCTATAATGGATACACCAGCCGTAATTAATCTAGCTGAATACTCAGATGATACAGGACTACCATTATTACCATATATTGGTAATCAAAATGAGTCACTAGAGTTAGTCGTTAATGACCAAAATAAAACTTATAGAATTTTAAAAATAAAAGGATAGACCATGAGATTAATCAGAAGTATAATTGACATTAAAAACAACCAAGATAGATTAGCTATTTTAAATAAGAGCACTGTAGTAAGTGAAGTATGTTGTTATGTTAGTTCTAAATATATCCATAGAGGTAACTATGATGTTGCTTATATCGATAAGGAACAAGTAATCGTAGATGCAGATAAACAGATACCTGAACTATCTAAGGACCATACCGTTGCTGTATTGGAATTCTACCAAAACAAGTTAACTAACTATACTAATCGTTTACTTGCTAATAGAGCGTCTATAATAACTCTAAGAGATAATATACCTATACAGACTAGAGTTACTATAGATGAATATGATAAAGACATGCCAAAACTTATAGAATATTCTGAAACACATCCTTATGTTTCTGCTGCATTAGAGAAATTTAAGATAGACTATGCTATTGATTTTGACTCTTCTGATAATATTGAAGCACAACTAGATGCATTTTTCCTTGAGGATACTATTACAGGTATTGATGATGAACCTACGCTATCAGAGGCATTACCTCTGACTTATTTAGAGAAGTTTAACTTCGTATATAATCAAAAATTACCTAAGTTAGATGATAACCGTTTATCATTAGGTGAAACTCTAACCATTAGTACTAAGACTCTTGATACTAATGTATTAGATAGTGAATTAGAAAACATTCTTTATAGCGATGATATTTGTTATATGTTAACTTTTATAAGAGAAGGTACATATAGTATTAGAAAATTCAATATTGAAGAGTTAGATAATCATGGAGTATATGACTATAACTTATAATATTAATAACTACATAGGGATGTCCCTATGTAGTTATATTATTTTTATTGTTTTCATTATTTTTTTTACATAATCAATTATAATATTGGTATCCATTAAATTGGCATTCAGTAAAGTCGTAGATATTACTTCCTCTAACTCTTCCTCTAATTCTTCAGAGATAACATCTGTATCATCATCAGGAGACTCCAAAGTCTGTCTAGGTATATCATATATCGGTTTGTTACCAGTTATCATCTCTACGTTGTATTCTGAGGTGTTTACGATATATAAATCTCTTTCAGTTATATTATATTCAGTACCTGTATCTAATTTAATAAAAATACAAGTTACCTTATGATTATTACCTATTCTATAAGAACGAGAGATTGCCTGTTCTAATGTGAAACTTCTTAAAGCTGTATCTATAAGGATAACCACATTAGCAGAAGTTAACGGGACACCAGTTCCTAAACCTTTATAAGTAGCTACTATAGGATTTACATCTGTGGATAGATCATTAAATAACTTAACATTACTATTAAGATTCTCCATATGCTCGCCGTAAACACCAATAGGATTAAAACCTTCTAATCTGCATTTTGTAATCACTGCATCACAAACACTAACATAATTACTAAATACTAAACCTTTCTTATTAGTTATACCTAGTAAGTTCTTATATTCTAAATTCTCAGCTAATCCCTTATAACACTCTATTCTAGACCCTAAGAGGATTTTACCTAAAGCTTCACCAAGTACTTTAAATTTAGGATACTTAACTATAGATGCTATATGTCTGAAGTGTTTCTTAAAACCACCATCTAAGTATTTAGTTATAAATTCTTTTTCTATGGTACTAGCTTTATTTACTATATCGTATATACGATATAACTTACCCTTATCAGAATAACTCTTAATAGTCTTAACATAGGTTCTATATTCTTTTAATGTAGCGTCTATGTCCTTAATAAGTAATCCCTTATTAATCATAGTTGTTCTGGCTTGGGTAATTAAGTTATTGAATTCTATCTTATAAGAATCCATATTACTTTCTAATTCTAATAAACGAGTATGTTTATATTCAGTCATCCGTGAAGATATGGCTTCCATAGTAAAATCATTACCATTTTTCAAAGATATCTTAAACTCTTTAATTTCTATCTCACCTTTATTCGTATTAGTACTCTGTATACGTTTCTTATAAAGATTAAACCTATGCCTAATCATATCTATCTTTATTCCTTGTAGATTAGCATAGTAGTCCTCAAAGTCTTCTCTAGCCTTAGGGAATCTATTATCTACCAGATATAACATAGGTATTAATTCTTTTAATCTCATTTTTATAGGAGTACCCGTAAGTAGTGCTATATCAGTAAATTTCATATATGTAACAAAGTCTCTTAAGACTTGTATCCTACCAGAGGTTATCTCATTGAAGTTATGGAACTCATCTACTATTAACATAGGTTTTAGTTTCTTTATTCTTCTAGCTAATTTCTTATCTAGGGATAACTTCTTAAGATACTCATAGTGAGTTATGATAAACTTCTCATCATTATATTCTTTAGAGTCCGTACCAAGCACTACAGCAGTTTGTTTTCTCTTATATAATGTTTCGGTTACTGACTTTAACCAAACCTCATGTAGAGTATTCTTAGGTGCTACAATGATAACTAATTCATAATCTAATAACTCACTTAAGGCTAATGACATATATGTGTTATGAGTTACCAGATAGTCTTCTATAACGAATAACTTACTTTCATTATCAACGCTTATACATGTAGATTCAAATTTACCGATACTTTCATGTCTAACTAACTCTAAGTTTAAATCATTATTAAAATCATTTATATCTAGGATGTAACCTTTTCTATAAACTTTAAGATTTCTAGATGTTATGTGTAAATCATAATCATCTTTGTTTTTCTCCATAGTAGCGATATCACCAATACTATGTATAACTTCAATAAGTGATTTAGCTAAACGTATATCCTTTACCTTGTAGATTAATGTGTTACCAGTAAAATCAATCATAGTAGTACTTAGAAGACCTTGTAATAGATTATACCTATAAGATAATGGTAAAGTAAAATAATCACCTATAGGTGAATGTATAGACTTTAATTTAGTAGTAGCATCTATGAATACTCCTAGTTTAAAAGAGGTAGGTATAACATCTATTTTACTAATACTTAATTCTGGTTTATATAACGGGATACTAACTTTCATATTGTTATCCATTAGAGTTATAATTTCATAGGTATCTAATAACATAGTACTATCGTTAACAATGGTCTCCCATAGATGACCTAGTCCACATATTGATTCTCTACCATCTTTAAACGTAAGTTTGATCTGTTCTTTATAACCTTGTGGATAAACACCAGTTACCTTAGTATGTAGTCCATCATTACCTATAACAACATCACCTACTTTCAATGACTCTATGACTCTACTACCATTAGGTACTAATACTTTAGTACCATTTATTAAATCTTTACCAGTACCAGGTTCTGCATCTAACATGAACCCAGATAGATTAGACATTTCTTTAACTTCCTCATATTTCTTAAAACCTTCTAGTTGGTGTTTCATAGGTAAGAACTTCATATTTCTTTTTAGATGGTTTAAATCAAACAACTTATCAGTATCTACAATATATCTATTACGTAACCATGTTACTGTCTCTAAGAACTCTATTAGGTTATTAAGGTAGATACCACCTATATCTAATCCTACACTAGGATAATCTGATTTTATTAACTTTAATACAAAATGTAATTCTAAAAGAAAGAATTCTCTTATCTCAAATTTACTAGTTGTTTCATTCTTAAACAAATATTTAGTAAATGATTTACCTGTTACTGTTTCTAATGCTTTCTTAAACTTCTTTATATTATTCATATAGAATGTGTATCTAGTTGTTCTATGATTATAGTCATATCTTATCTTCTTAAAGTCTTCCATTATGTTCCTTTATAGTATATTCAATAAATCTTATCATTATCTATTTTATATAAAAATATTTAACTTTCTAATATATATAATATGATATATAAATTATCATGCTAAAGTGAAGACTGGACCAATGACCATTTCATTGGGGGAGAGCTAAGTAAGACTGATCAGACTATTGTCCAGCCTATACCATACCTAACCTGTACCTACACACAACAAAGAAAAAAAATAAAGAAAAAAAATAAGAGGACGAAGTCCTCTTTATTATATTATATTATATTTCAATTAATTATATAAGTAAATAAAATTATATACAAATTTTAAGTAAATTTTAGGTAAATATTATAAACAAATTTTAAGGATAAAATTTAAATAACACAAGATAGACAGTTATGTAGTTAACACAACAATGAGCATTAAGTTCCAGATAGACAGTTAAGACAACATTGTGAATTATGCGTTTTTTTTATTTATACGACATACCGTACATTACACCTCATCCAGAAACAAACTAAACCTACCTGACATTACTGTAATGGTAATGTCAGGTATACTAACGTCCATTTCTTTTCACTTATATATTACTTATATAGATAACAGTTAATCATTAACGTTATCACACTTACATAAGGAGTAGGTTATGTTAAAATCGTTAGATGAAATAGAGCTATCTCTAAAGTCATCTACATTTGTTACTGTAGATGTTAAATATCCAACTATGTATAGTGACGTAGAGTATATAGTAACAGGGTCTGTCGGTATAGATGGTGGTATCATTATCAACGAATATGAGGAAAGTAGTCGTGTATGTAATACACAGGAGTTTAATAATATTAATGATTTAGATATATATTTAATTAAAACATATGGTAGAAGTTTACCACATGATTTTAAACTAAACGAGTTTATATCTAACTCACACAAAAACAGGGTAATACCCACGGAGATGTTATAATGTCTATGTTAGCTAAGAAAAGGTTTAAAGATTGGCTAGTCTCTATGGGATTAGTTAAGGTAGGGTTAACTTGTGAACAAGTTAACCTATATTTTAAAATATACTCTAAAATACAGTAAAAGGAATGTTGAAGTTCCTTTTATTTTTTTATTAAATACACCATCTTAACTGAGATATAAATTATTAATAGGAATTACAAATGGAAACAATTAAACTTCTGAATACTAAAATACGATTAGGCGATACATTTACCCTAAAAGAAATACATAAGACTCAACCTTCGTTAGAATATGATATGTTAGAACATTATCTGTACGATGAAATGTTATCCATGGATGATTACGTATGTATTAGACTGGCTGATATAGCTGATATCTATACAGTCATACCTTTAAATCGTATATTAGAAAATAAGAATGTACAGGTATTTACTGACCCTAAAGATAGAGGGGTTATCATGGGTACAGGTGGAGCAACAATTAAAAGAACTATAGGTAACATTCGTGAGAATTACTTAGTACCAGAGTTTAACATATGTATAAAGAATAAAGAGAACTTCGTCAGGAAGATATCTGATGTTACAGATAGAAATGTTTTTAAGAATAATAAACGTTATGATGTTAACGTTATTGGCCATTCTGGTAAAAAGTTAAATATTAGAGTTATTAATAATAATATCTTCTTTAAGAATAAGAAACTTGGGGAAGTAAGTGAGATATTAACATTATTTAATGTTGTTAGGATATTAGAAATATCCTAATCTCCACTTTTTATTACATATATATTACTTAGATAGACTATGGTTAAATATTATAGTTAAATATTAAGTTAAAAGGAGATGCTATGAAATTCATAGTGACCACAAAAAAGACATTACAAAATCCGTTAATGTTTAAAACCAAGAACGGCAAGTTTGTCTTTATGGACAAACTTGCTACAATAGAAACCGAGGATTTAGATGACATAGAGTTATCTGTAATCACGGAGGAGTCTTCATCATCTGGACATGTAATTCCTTTGAAAGAGGTTATTATTCCTATAGATAAAATCTTATCTGATAATAATGATATAGAAAAAATGAAAACTTCATTAATTGAATATATTCTAGCTAATAGAAAGGTGTTAGTTAAACTAAACGATAGTATCGGTAGTTCGTTTAAAGAACCTAAGTATGTTAATGAGTCTAGGTTATATAGAGAATTAAATGAACTCATTAATTCTAATGAGTTTTCTATAAGACGAGAGTTACCCAATTACTCAGATATAGAAGTACGTGAAATAAAAGCTATTATGAAAATGATAGGTAGATTGGGGTTGACATACTATAACTGGAGGAAATGATAAAATTAATTTTGACAATATTGTTAATATGTGGAGTACTTGGTGCTATGTCACCAGAAGAGAAAGATTGGAATTCCCTATCCTTCGATGAAAAGATAGTAATTTATAATTCATATATTACTGGAGTAAAATATGATGTAGGATGGTCTCTTGGTGCAATTTGTTGGCAAGAGTCTAAAGGTGGTAGATGGCAGATATCTATAGATCATAATGATTATAGTAGATATAACGTAAGTCTTTACTGGTATTTCAAGGAACATAAAATACCAGATACTCGATACAATCGATCGAAGTATGGTACCCTTCTATTAACGAAACCTAAGATAGCTGAGGACTATGTTATAAAAAAGTTAAAAAGAGCATATAAGTTTTATGGTAATTGGATGATCGTCTGGGAACGCTACAATGGATCTAAGGAGTATGCCTAATCAGGGTAGGCTGTTTCGTAACTACTTATTATATCGGATACCTTATTTAAATCATGACCATAGTATAAAGAACCTTTATCTAAATCAATGATTAGTTTATTATAGATATATGATTTAGTAGCTAGGATAACCATCTCACTGAAATCTAACTGATTACCACGTTTGATATTACTTAGGTTCTTATTGTTCTCTAGGACTACCTCTATGTACCCTGATGATATACTATAAACATTATCATTAACTAAAATGGTATTAGTAGCTATCAGGTCAAGGTTACTAAATACTTGTCCTTTTTTATTACCAGTTAAAGTTAAAGGTACCTTGATGATACGATTACATACATTACTAGCATGTCTATACTCATATGTATAACATTTATCTATGGGAATCTTTACAGTAATTCCTCCTAGTAAATTTATATCAGTTAGTACTATGTTATCTATAACTAAATTACTTATCTGTTGTTCAAGAGTAGTTTCTATACGATAGGCTTTTACCTCCTCTAAGAAACCTAGTTTAAGTATATGTTTAGGTATTGTTAATAGCACTCTATCTATCGCATGTTTTATAACTGACATCATAACTCCTTATTTATTAATTTTGTTAAATTGTATATCTTTTCTTGTAAAGTAAATTTTAAATCTTTATTAGGTATATCAAATACCCTATTACCAATATCATAATTAAGTAACATTTTAATTTCACTAATAGTATCTCTGTTAAGCTTACTGTCTATAAAAGTTAAAAGGAATATAAAGTAGTCAATACGTAACAACCAAGCCATCCATTTATTATTCGTATTATAACGTATCTGTGGAATATTTATAATATCTAAGGCATTGTTAGTAATCATTAATGGAATACCATATAAAGCCTCTGAGTAGTATATTCTATTATCCTTAGACATTTGCTTAACATAGAAGTCTAATAGCTTATCAATCCTCTTAGAATCATCTCTAAGATTAAAAACGTTATGATTAGTATAATCACTAACATCCTCATCATTCATCTTCCTAATAAACCTATTACTTAAATTTATATCAAATATACTATTTATACTATTTACTAAAGGTATTCCATATATGAACTTAGCAGCATCTGTAGACTCAGACATAAACATCCTATATTTATACCAATGATAATATTGCATTCCTAACATAATAACATCTATACTGTATATACTGTAATCAAATCCTTTTAAGGTATCATTAAACTTTTGTGGATGTGTAAGGAAAACATGGTCTAGCGTATTATGTATACATTTAATAGGTGTTAAGTTAAAATAGTTAATATCGTCAGTATAATCGAAAGTATCCTCTGTATAGATGAAATACTCATCCATGTTACGAATAACCGTATTGTTAAAAGAGAAACTATTCTTATTATTAGATGTAACCAACTTTAAACTGTTGGCACGGTAGTATGCAGTTTCTGTTAAATGAATGAATACGTCTGTTGGATCTTTAGTAAAATCAATATTTAAAGAATTAATTAAAGTGACTAGAATATTAGGTTTTCTTACAAACAGGTCTTTATCGGTATAATAATTACGTACTGTGAAAAGGGAATCATTAATATTTTGCTTTATAACTTCCATGTTACCGTATACATGTGTACGGTATCTTCTATCTCTATCCCAAAGATTGTTAAACATATCCACTCCTATATATAAATTTATTTCAAAGAAAATGAAAATCATTAAAATAAATTTATTTATATAACCCGTTAAGAGCTAAGTTAACAAACGTGAATGAAACTCGCAGCGAGACTAACGACATTAAAGAAGAGACTCCTAACAATGGTACAAACATAAGTATTCTAGGTTTATCTGGTATTGGTTCAGGACTACTTCATAACTTTGGTAGCAATAAAGCATTGAACGATTTATCATTAGCTTCTGTAGAGGCAGCTAAAGATTTTCAAATTGAAATCAAAATCTTTAAATTAGAAAAAGAAATATTAGATGGCGAGTTCGGTGGTGTGTTATATGCTTACAAAGGTGAAAACAATGTTGTCTATAGCTTCTTAGCTATCGTTGAAGCAACAGGTAGAGAGCCATTAAATGTAACTCAAATTGTAGCTGAACAACAAATTAGAAATAGTGATGCTGGTCTTGTAACAAGTGATGTATTCGTAAAAGGTACTTATGATAAAATTAATGAAATTGTCAACTCTAAGTATCCAAATGTACCACATGTTTCATTAGATGGTTTCGTACTATCACATTCTATCGACATGACTACAACAGGTATAAGTATCGCAAGATATATTCACAATGTCATTGCTACTAAATACTACTTAGAAGTAGGTAGCTTTAAAAACCCTACTATTCCAGGTATACAGGATTATTGTACTGCTAACCAAACAGGTGTTAATGTAGAGTTATCACTAACTACTGGTACAGTTTATAACAAGATTGGTAGACCAGTTAGAACTGACTTCAATCTTTTAACATCGTTATCGTCTAAAAATAATATTAGAGGTTTTAACACAAGTAGTAAAAAGATTAACTTGGTAAATCAAACAGGTGTATTAGACTTCATTCTAGGTAGAGAAAATCTACAGTACACTGGTCAAGATAGAAATATAGCTGAGCCAATCATCAAGTTCAATGAGTTTAGTGCAGCTGGTACAAGTTTATCATATGTTTTACTTGGTTTAATTAACTCTGCTATCTTTACTAACAAAGAAACTTTGAAACAACTTATTATTGCTAATGATGCTGGACCGTTAAACTACATACTTAACTACAAAGGTGACGCAAACGCTCTAGGTGAAAAGATTTCATTCAGAGATGAAAGTGCTCAACCACAAATGATACAGGACATCATTAACACACACTTTAGACTTAATCCAAACTTTGTATTAGAGGTTGAACTATATGGTGCTGATTATTCATTTATGAAACCATTTGTTGCGTTATTAGATAACAAACATAAAGCTGCTGCAAATGACCTTATCCTTAATGAGGCAAGTGCTCTTATTGGTTATGATTTACCAAACATAAAAGTTCTTGCTAATGAAGGTTCTTATATTCCTATAGGTGAGTTCCTAGATGGTGAACAAAATGTAAGAGATTTATCTGAAATAGATGTAGTATTTATTACTGAAAATACAAATGATGCAAAACTAGTTGATGACTGGAACACTTCAAATACATCAACTAGTATATGTATGGGATGTACGGGTAAAGATCCATATACATTAAAACTAGAAGTACTTAACAAATTATCAAGTATGTTAAATCTAGAAATTAAGCTCCTAATATTGGATACATTAATAACAGTAACTTACAATCTGTTTTACAATCATTCAATAATTCAGCTGTAGGTAATATGTCATTTGGTTCACAAAATACCAATTTCAATAACACTAACACTAATTATAATAACCAGTTCATTAATAGTTATAGATAGAGATAACACACATTTACACATAAGATAGGTTTCCCTATCTTATGTGTTGTTAATTAGTTTCTTAAATTTCTTTCGTTCTTTCTTCGATAACTTATCATATACAGTTAATAATATATCTGATACGGTAGTATGTTTCTTTAACTTCCTAGCTTCAGTTAGTACATTTCGTATACCATAATGTAATATCTTATTATTATCACGAAACTGATTAGTACCTGCATGTCTAGCACCTCTAGCTGAGAATAAGCTTTTTAGTATATTAAATTTAAATCCATCAATCCCAAGAAACTCAGACATATCATCAACATCTTTTACCCATTTAGGTATTTTGTATAATGTAGTAGTTAAACCATTATTATTCTGTTTCTTATCTTTCTTTTGTTTTGTCATGTATCATCCTTTAAAAAATCAATGAATTAATAGTCTGAAATAATTAAATAAAAGGAGAGTGTATGTCAGATGTTTACAGTGGTACATTAGGTACGTTTTTTGATAGAGATAAACTAGTATATAAACTTACTGAATATAATATAGAGAGTGAAGATAATCTTAACTATGAGTTTATGGAAGATCGTACTAAGTTAATGATAATTACAGGTAGAAATGATATAGAGAAGGATTTGATTCCTTGGAGTCATCCTCTTGTGTTTAAGGATACATCTAACGAAGATGTTATAGCTATCGATCTTAGACCATATATGAAGTCTAATTTAAAGGATATATTATCTATCAGAGAAAAGTTAGATGATAAATATAATGGTACTATCCTTTTATATCGTATGGTTATGACTAGACTTATATTAGAAAAAGATTTACATTGGTTAAATCCAATCAAGGGTTCACTCACTGAGATGTTTGCTAGTGTGGTATCTACGATAGTTTCTATTATACTATATGACCATACTATAACAGAGACAGTTAAGATAGTAGCTAAACTACATTTTATCTCATTACTTAGTGATGACGAAGAACTCTCTATCGAAAAAGCAATACAGATGTTACCTAGAGAGGATGTTCATGAATTAACTAAGGGTAGTATGGTTAACCTATATAAGTCTATTATTATAGCTAGGGATAACGAAGAAGTAGTTTTTCCATCTACAACCATAGGTAGTTTAGTTACTAATATTAAAGCTGTAAGTGATGCTGAAAGAACTAAGGGTATTACTGTTGATATTCTGTTACAAAGTATTTCTAGGGGTTTCTTTAGTATTGATGCTAAAGAGTTATCATTCGCAATAATTGAAGATGTTCCATCATTCATTGCAGTTATAACTATGGTAATTAGTGAGGGTATTAATTCTCGTTCATCGTTTAGAAAAATAGTTAATAATAACAAAAGAAAACATAATGCTAGTGAGGTTAGTAAGGCTGTCATTAGTATGTATAAGAAAGAAATACTCGATTAATAGAGATACTATACGGTTGCCCGTATAGTATCGAATAAGTTTATTATAAATAGGTCTTAATTGAAAAAGTACATTTAAAGGATATTAATGAAATTATCAAATATTTTTAAGAGGGATAAATCCTTTTATACAAGCAAGATTAACCCTATCAAAGATTATCTTAAGATTAATTCAAAAGTCTTAGCCTTAATGAATAAAATAAAAAATCCAGAAGAGAGATTACGTAAGTATATAAAGGATGAGAATCGTTTCAAGAATCCTACTGTAAAGTTTTACGAAAGGGATTTAAAAGGTATCCGTGTAGAGAAGTCATTAGGATTATTAAATTACATAGCCAGTGTTAAACAGAAGGGTGATATAATTGTACCATCTTTTACAGTATACTTCTCTAAGGATAAGAAGCGTTCACTTCATGCTGAATTTATTAATATCAATGTTAAAAAAAGAAGTGAGAATAAGAAACTAGCTTTTAAATTCAAGATGGCAGGTGATATGACTAAGTCTACATATCATAATGTTATTCAGAAAGTAATGAAGATTTTTAATAACTCGTTATCAGGTGCTTACGCAAGTATGGGAACTATCCTGTATAATCTATCAGCCCACTATACACTTACATCCATAACAAGAGCAGTATCTGGTATAGGTAATGTTTTATCAGAGTCTATTATTTCAGGTAATCGACATTATAGAGATCCAGATATAACTTTTAATCATATAGCTACGATAGTCTCAACTATGGATGAACGAGAGATACGTGATACTGTACTTAAATATAGATTAAAGATACCTACACCACAAGAGACAATGAATTGTATATTGAAGTCTACTTCTAAGTATTGGAGAAACCTCGAGAAAGAGGCTATTATTTATGAATACTTAACTAAACTTACAGGGATAGAAAGAGCGTATGTTACCTATCATAATGACCTTTATCATTTTAGAAAACATAATGAGGACATTACTAGGTCTTTGATGAATGATTTATTACGTAAACATTTAGAAGACATACCTATGGACAAGTGTGATGCTATTATTAGTAATAGTGAGGAATGGGCAGTTAACCTAGCTGTACATGCAAATACAAAATTATTAATGGGTATCTCTAAAGATAAGTTTACCTTGGAGCATAAACAACACATAGCTAGTTTTATTATTAACCTAAATAATGTTTTTACTGAGTATGAGGATTTAATAAAAGCTTTCTTAATAACTGAAGTATTTCCACCATCATTAGCGTACATAAAGGATATGGTAAGAGAGTCTATAGTATTATCTGATACAGATAGTACTTGTGCTACATATGAGGAATGGGTGGAATGGTATTATGGTAAGGTAACATTTATGGAAGAGGCAGTAACATTAACAGCTTCAATAATGACAATAGTTACACAATCAACAGATCACTATATTAAGATGTTTGCAGCAAACATGAATATTAATCCAGAAGAGGCTAAACATTTAGCAATGAAGAATGAGTTCTTTTGGTCAGTGTTTGTTAATACAAATGTTAGTAAACATTATTATGCTACTGTTAATGTACAGGAGGGTAATGTATATCAGGTATCTGATCCAATGAAGAACCTAGAGAAGAAAGGTGTTAATCTAATAGTTCCTAATGTATATGGTCCTATTAGGGAGTTATCTGAGAAAATGATGGTTGGGATAATGGAGTTAGTTAGAACTAATAAACAGATACCGTTACAACACTTCATCGATATGGTACTTGATGCTGAGATGATGATACTGAATAAAATAAAGGATGGTTCTCCTGATGTATTAAAATTAGAAAAGATTAAAGAACCTGCTGGTTATGCTAAAGGACCTAGTGACTCTCCCTATATGCATTATATGTTATGGCAGGATGTTTTCAGTAGTAGATATGGTAATGCTCCTGACCCACAGTATATGGCTGTTAAATTACCAACCACGGTTACCTCTAAGAGAAGTATGGCATTAGTATTAGATAATATGCCTAATCAAGAGTTTGCTGATGATGTAAGGAGATTTTTAGGTAAAGTTAAAAAGGATAAAGTAACTACATTTAGACTACCTTTAATTATTGTCTATAATAATGGTATTCCTAAAGAGATATTATCCATGATAGATTATAAGAGAGTTATAAAAGATAATGTTAAGGTCTTATATATGATATTAGAGACTTTAGGATATTATGTTAAGACAGACTCAACATTACTAGAAGAGTTATCAGACTACGACTTAACTAACATAACAGAGTAATCTGTTATGTTAGTTACCATATGGTTGTACAATTATTGTTTTCGTCTATAGATACTTCACCGACTACTTGTCCATTTCTAGTTATTCTAACTCGTTTTTCTAAAGTCTGATTAATTGCCTTAGTAAACCAATCTGACTCAGTTATAAACTCACCATTAACTGTGTGTATCTTACATCTAGCATAGAGGGTAGTAAATTCATCGTAGTACCCAGAACCATCTAATTTATTTAACCTACTATACCATCCAGATTTGATATCTTTATTCTTATATGTCTGGTCTATAAGAACCTCAAAAGTATCCGTTTCAGATACTTCCCACGAGATACTATCAATGTTTTTAAAACTATTAAAAACTATATAATCATCTATACTAAAAGTAGCCATTTAATTTCCTTATAATATCTAAATCAAGAAAATGATTACATAACATTAGGAAAAAGAAAAAATAGATTGATTTAAATAAAAAAAGGAAGAATTGTCATGATTACATATGGTACTGAATCTATTCAAAAACAAACAAATAATTTATATATATTGGAGCTGAATGCCTTAGTAAATGAATTACAGGAAACAACAAATAAAACTCTCTTGTATAAGGATATATCACTTAACGATACTAATACTTCTTATGAAAATTATGATAAATACAGTAGGTTAATAAAGAATTCTATTTATGATAGTAGTTTCACTAAGATGTCTAATATACTTAGTGAAAGATTTGGCATTAAGATTACCGTAGATGCTAAAAAAATGAAGGATAGTAGGATAACAAGTCTTATAATGCCTAATCTAAATTATCGTACTGTTAACGTAGCTTTAAATAGTATGGATGAATTGTTTCCTAAAAGAAAAGAAGATAGTGTTTTATGGTCTACACAGAGTTCTTATAAAGAGAATATACTTCACAAGACTCTTACTGATATTACCGAAGCATTAAAATCAGATGGGTTTACTTTAGATTTAAAAAATGCTAGGATATCAGGGTTAACTGGTTCAGAGTTTAATATCAGCTTAGATGTTTTAACAACTACTTTAGTATCAATGACAGCTGAAGAGGTAGTTAGTCTAATGTTGTTTGAAGTAGGTAAAATATTTACTTACCTAGAATATATGCATACTACTACAAAGACTAACTTTACGTTAATAGATACTTTTTTAAATGAGAAGTTTGATAAGAATACAGAGGCTATTGATTCCCTATCGATTGCTGTTGGTAAGGCAAATGGTGGTGTACATAAGAAAGAAGGCTCTGTGGCTGTCCTAAATGAGTTAGAGGTACTTATGTTAAAGACTTACCGTATAGATGGTAATACTAACTCTGTAAGAATTGATTTTAATCAATTATCAGATATGTTTGTTGCTAGATTTGGTTTAGGTGATGTTTTTGCTAAAGCCTTGATTAAACAGAAGTATAATAAACTGATTATTCAGAATAGTGAGGATGATACTAGTTCACAGTTTGTAAAAGTAATTATGATGATAATTGGTATAATGGCGTTTATAATGTCTTACTTAATAATGAGTACATTAGGTTTACTAGTATTCGTCATATACGTTAGTGTTAAGTTACTATCTTATCTTATAGGTTACATAATAAAATCTATATTAAGTATATTTATAGCTACAATATCTACAGGAACAAATACTACTATTAAGTTTGATAATATGGGTAGAAGATTAGTTAAGCTTCGATTGGAATTAATTCGTGAATTACGTAAATCCGATAAGACGAGTAATAGCGATATACTTATAGATAAAATAGATAATATAAAAGAGGTTATAGATAACCTGAAGAAGAGCATCACTACGATTGCTAGTGATAAGTATTTTGGTAATGAAGCTGTAGATTATTCTACTGGGAAAACCTTAGAGGATTATCTGGAAGAAATGGAAGAAAATGAGTTGCATTTATATGGTGCTAAATTTAAAAATCTTAAATAGAAATAAAGGAAAAAAGAAATGTTATACCTAAGTGGAATTAATTTATGCCGTGAGAAAGAATATGAGGTAGGGGATATAGCTGGTTGTATACTTAATTGTATTAAAGAAACAGTTCCTGATTATGAAACACTACCTTATGTAGATCGTGAACGTATACTTATGACTATTGTAATAGGTATCTGTGATAAGGTACAGTTTGATATGAGAAAATTCTATGAAGAGAAATATACCGTTAATGAAGTTAACAATTATATGGCGATATTCGCTAATACTATGGGTCTTGAAATCAATGAAGAGATTGGTATCGACTTTGATAAATTTACATCACAGTTAAAGATACTCCTAAAACATAGACTAGTTGCCTATCTTAAACCAACCAGTAATATGATGGAATCAGCTCTCGTAGGTATTCGTGATATCATGGCTACAGATACTCTTACTTTACTAAATGGTGATAGAGCTCGAGTTATGATGATATACAGACACATTATAAACTGTTAACACTATAGGGATATCCCTATAGTGTTAGACTATTTATTTTTATATCTGGTATAATACCTAAAAGTTTGTTAACAGTTAATGTTAATTTCTTTTTAATAATAAATCTACTACTGTTATCGTTGTATTTAATAATAGTAATATTTTCATCTTCTACCAATCTAATGTTAATTGATATAATGTCACTATCCAGAGTCTTCATTAGTTCTTTCTCTATATCTGCAATAATCACATCTTTAGTGATTCTATCCTTAATAAAATCATAAACCTTTATAATTAGAGTATCATCAATAATTAACGATGCATCAGAGTTTGTATATAAAGTTATAGTAGGACTGATGTAATTATCATAAGCACTTATAATGTTATTAAACTTTAATTCAACAGGACTATCAGTATTATGACTCTTATATAGTAATGCAGTATTTTCTAACAAATTATCATTTATAGGTAAGATGTCTTCTTTTAAGGTATCAGTTATCTTAAGAAAGTAATCTATCCTATACTTATTATATGTAGGTTCATTCACTCTTAGGAAGATGTCTTCCAAAAGAAACATATTAACCTTATGAATTATACCAATATCCTTATCAATTATAGGACTATCGTTCTCATCTAAGATGGTGTCACCGATGTTATGAAGGATTATCTTTTCACCATTACCATCTAATACATAAGAACCCTCCTCGTGTAACACAGTCATTACTACATCGTTAGTATTACCATCTTCATCAACTACAGGTGTAGTTTCTATTAATCCATCCTTATCCAATTTATAAACATTCTTATTATAAGTTAAGTATTCTATTTCAGTATATTTTAAATACTTTCTAGGTGTATATTCTATTTTATAATTTGTATATAGATGTTTCAGATATGTAGCGAACTCCAGTGATAATGTTTCCTTATAGAAAATACAAGTACTGTTATCTATGATAATGTCATCAATACTTATAGTGTTATATTTACTTATAGATGTATCAGTACTATAAATATCTAAAGTTCCCTTATTTAGAATACTTAGGTAATTGCGTTTTACAGGACCATCAGGTGTTTCAGTGATAAAGTAATGTTCATCATTAATATAACCATCAATAGGTATCGTAGTAGTAATAACTATTTGATTATTAACAATAGCTGAAGTTCCTTTAAAATACATTATATCATTATTAAGTAATTTTAAACTTAATTGTGAATATAATCGATCAATATTAAGTGTAGCTAGTTCAGGTGTTATATCAATAGCTATTCTAAGACTATAGGAATCTTTTAAGAATATTAAACTTCTAGTAGTTATATTAAACGTAGTAGCTAAATCAGTATTAACATACTTAGTATAAGGATTGGTTACTTTAGACTGATTTACATCGTATATCCTTGTCTTCAGATGGTTACCGTAATCTAGTACATACTTAAATAGATTAAAGAAGAGTTTATAGTTATTATAATCACTAGGTTTCTTTTCAATAATTGATAATATTTCAGCCTGTTCGGTATCGTTAACTATTCTCATAGTCCCATCTTTAAAACTAAACATCTGATAAGGGTTAAAAACAATACTTGTATCGTTCTTGATGCAGTTGACACTATTAACATCATTAATCATAAATTTTAATTCAGTATTAATATCATCGAAAGTAGCCGTTACCTTATTATTCAACTTACCTATATATCTAGTAGCCAAAATCTTACTCTCTAATAGACTTTTCTCTATACCAATAAATGTAAAGTCATTTTTCAATAATGTATCTTTAACTTCGTTTATAGTTATCGGTAGATTATTATCGCCAGTACTATAGTTAATTATTTTATTTTTTAAATCTACAAAAGATAATTCAGCAACACCGCCTACAGTAAAGTCATCAGAGTTAGCGAATGTGGATATGTTACTAATACCTATAATAGTAGCATCAGTAGTTGCAGGTATTTCCATCGTGAAAACGAAATCACTTACTTCATAATGACTTAAAGGTATGTCTAATACACCTAACGTAGTGAAAACAGTTATATCCAGATATGTAGAGATTAGGTTGTTAAGGTTATATACAATCGGAATCTCTAGGTCTATAGAGTCTGTTTATACTTTTAACATCTATATAAGAGTAATTGTTATTAGTATCAAAATTTATAGTACTTTTAAAAGATTCTGATTGCATTAAGGTTTCTCTAAAAGAATATCTCTTTAATTGGTGAAACGTTATACTTACCATAACCCATTCAAGTCCATTACTATCAGTAACTATAGTACTAGTCGCAGCACGGTCTACATTATAACTAATAGCTAATTCATTATGTATGTATTTAGTGAATATCTTGTTATTACTATAAATAGTTAATTGTACATCATTAATTAACGTAAATGTTATATCATTCACTAGGATACTACTATATTTAGGTATCGTTATAGTAGTGTTACCATTAACGGTTTCACCAAAAGAAAGTAAATCTTTCTTATTAAAATATATATTAAATTCAGCAGTACTAGGTTTAGAGAAATACTCATCTATCTCACTAGTATTAACGTGGTTATATAAGTCTAGTTTAGTAGTAGCTAATTCAGGATAATTCTTTCTAAGGTTACTACTTATCTCCTGTACTGCTGCTGTTGTATTTAAAGCATTATTCTCTAGTAAGAACATGAATGGACTAGTCGGGTCTGGTATGTCTAACGTACTCTCTAGTCCTTTAGTTAAAAGTTCCAGATTTTTTATCTGTACTAAGTTAGGGTCATAGATACACTTACGCATTTCTAATAATGTTGATTCACTGATACTCATTTATTTTCCTTACTTTCAGATAATTCCTTAATTACATTAGCTAATGTAGGACTATCTTTATTTATATACCAACATAATTCATTAGTCTCCAAATCGATAACAGGATAACCTCGACCTCTGAATAAAGATAATACCTCATAATCTATTTTAACTAGATTATGTTCTTCACCCATGAGTAAGTTATATACATCACTATTATAAGATGCTGCCACCATATTAAACTCCAGTAACGATAAATCACTATTATATATAGCACCTACAGATTTAAATGTTATAGACAGTTCTTCATTCTGTCCAGTATAAGATTTACTTCTATCGGTATCAAAATAACTAGCCATAGGAGCAGTATTAGGGAATGATGCTCCTGTAGTAGCTACCTTAGTTATAAATCTATTACTCTCGTCCATAATGAATTTATATATTCTTGTATTATAACTAAATTCATTAGCTAACATTATATCCATATAGTCATTCATAGTACCCTCAAAGACAGCTGACGGTACTCTGGACCAAGTTTCAAATAGTAATGATAAAGGTTCATTCACGAAATTCTTAAATGTAGCAGTTAAATCAAAGGCATCATAGGTTTCAAAAATCCCATCTACCATAGTATATTGCTCTTTACGTAACCCTGGACTAGATGTAAATGTTGGTACAGTAACGTCTGGCCAACCACTTAGTGATAATAATGTATTAGAAAGTATCGGTATGAATGGATTAAACTTATCAACAAGAGGAGAACTCAATTTCTCATGATGATATAGAGGATCACTAAAGTTAAATGATAACCTTGGATCTAAGGTTGTTCTGACGAACCTACCGATAGAGGCTTGTGTTTTAGTTAATAATCTATATAATCCTGGAAGATTCTTTATATTCATATCAGTCAGATTTAATTGGGGTTTAGTAAAAAAAGTAATACCACTTCTATCCTTATTAGAGGGTAAGAAAGGTATATGATCGGAATGACTAAATCCATATAACATGTCACCTACTTCTTTCTCATTAAAACCAACAGTGTTATTATTAATATGGTCATAGATGTTTAAATTTTCTGTCATGTTTATTTTCCTTTTAAATATAGTATTTCAATTTAAAAAATACCTATACTAAAGTAATAAAATGAATAAATTTAATTTAAGGACAGGTTATGGCTTTAGGTGGTACAAAAAGTGGCATATTTACTATTGGTAATATCATTAAGAATATTTATGAAGAGAAAGAGAACGTTTTACAATTAGAGCCTGATATTTCATCGTCAGGAAAGATGACAAAACTATTATCAAAATTTATAATTACTCCTAATATTATTATAGACAAAAATTTACAATATATGGATAAATCAGTTTTAAGAGATATGATTAAAACTGAGGTTATTCTGTTTACAGCAATTGTTACTAATGCTGTTAGAGTGATGGTGGAGATGTATGGTATTAAACCGAGTATTGCCATAGATAAGCTTAGTAAAAGTAGCTTAATGGATGATGCTGGTGAGTTGTATGATATCTTCCAGGGTACTGAGAGTTTTGATTATGTTAAAGACCTTTTAGATATAGATGGTATTTTACCTGCTACAGAGGCTAAGAAAGTAGATAGAGTAGTTTCTAGTAAGTTAGAAAACAATAACTATATACAAAAAGATGTTAGTAGTTTCGTTAATACATATGAATTACAACTAGGGTTTGAAACAGCCAGTGGTAACAAAGCAGTGTTCACTATGCCATTAGTGGTATATCCTAATATAACATATGTAGATGCTCATCCTTTAATTAACAATATGTTAGATAGCAATGCTGATAAAACCTTATTTGCTAGAATAGATGAGTATCGTGCAGGTATGATAGGTTTATCTGATTTAATCTTTGCTACAGATTTAGTTAAAAAGTATAAAGATAAAAAGGTTTCTAATGAAAGTACATTTGCTAAGTATCTTAACAAAGTAGATAAGGTACATGGTATTAAAGATTTGATACATAATAAGAATACATTTAGTAAGAACTTTAATATCTATATACTAGATAACTCTACTATAGCTACAATAAACAAACTGATTAAAGGTAATATTCTAAAAGATAAAGATAAAGATAGTTTAACTAATTTGTTAATGGCTTTCTCAGTTACTTTCGTAGATGTGGAGAATGAAGAACTTACAATGTTAATAGATAGTATTCCTAGCTTTAGTGTACTTAACTTTAATATGCTTAAAAAAGAGAAAGAGAGTGATGTTACATCATTACTAAAAGATATGTTAAACAATAAACAACCATTTTAAGAAAAGGAAACTTATGAGAAAACGTTTTACTAATACAATCATCTTACAACAAGATGAAATTATGACACTAATAGACAGTGTAGAAGATACCATAAGTGGTGACATTCTTCCTAGTCTGAATACTCTGATAAAGGAAGTCGGTGACCAGACTATTTTATCTAATAGTTTACCATTTGCACAATTATGTTTAAAAGATGATAAAGAGTTCTTCGAGAAATTGATAAAGATAGAAGAAAGTTATCTTAAGATAATTCCTATGCTTAAAAAGAAGGTTTTATCAGAGGTATCTGATACAATTTCTACGAGTACATATAATCTAAATAATAAGATATTATTAGCTGTGTTATCAGAGGGTATATACTTTAGTGAGATTATTACAGATGTTCTAACTTATATAGTAGATAAATTCTATACTGAGGAAAGTAGTGAGTTAGATACTTCTATTAAAGCTAAAGCGGGTAACGACTTATTAACACTAGTAAAATTAATACCTGAGTTTGAAAAGAGTAATTTAGATAAAGTTGTCGAAACTATCGGTAACATACCAACGATAAAAACACTACGTAATGAAGAGATGTCTGTTATTCCAACTGACGTAATTATGGGTTTCTTTAAAGATACTTTTAAAATATCTGATTTTTATACACAGGCTACTATTAAAAGATTTTTAGGATTCTTTAATTATAAAGATGAAAATAAACATCATTCAGAATTATCTCGTTCTTTTATAGGTAATCCTATAATGCATATAAGACTACTATTAGTAGATATTGATATGTTAAGAGCAGATTATCATAAAGCTAGAGTTAAGTTATTAGAGTTAAGACTTTTAGAGCTTAAGTCTAATAGTGGTAATCTTAAAGCTATAAAGTACTATGAGGATAAAGTTAACAAATTAAAACTAAAGGTAACTAAAATTTTAGAGGTGAAGTAATGTTTACTGTACAACGTAAAAAAAGGATTAATTCTAAAATATCATTTAACTATACTGATTCTGCGATGAACCTTATCAATGAACAAAGTATTCTTAAACAAGATTTACTAGAGTTAGATAAATGTAAAAGAAGTCTTACTGGTTTACAGCGTGTAGATGATTACGTAACTGAAATTCTAGAAGGGAATGGTGTTTTAGTTACTGATGTAGTTAATCATGGTATATCTAGCTCTATGTCTATAATAGGTATTGAATCACGTAGTTATTATATAGATGTTTCTTGTGGTAATGAATCCATATTTGATTCTATTGGTCGTGGTATTGAAGCTATCTTTACAGGTATCTTAACTCTTATAGAAAAAATTATTGAAAGTATGGGTAGGTTTATAACAGCTGTTATTGACTTCATTACAGGTATCTTCAGTGATAAGTCTGATAAAGATGAAAACAAGGCTAGTACTAAGATTGAAACTGAGATAAAGAAAGTAAAAGAAGCTATAAAGGAAAATGTAGTAAATAAAGATTCTCTAGGTGTAAACTTTAAGAGTAATAATACTGCACAGGTAGCGAGTATTATAGATAAGCTTGTAAATTCTATTAAGAAAGTACCTATGCTCTTTTTGATAGAAGATTGTATAACTGAGGATAAAGGATTCACTAACGAGAGTCTTAAGATGCTTATAACAGCTATAGATGAATCAATGACTAATCTTAATAACAATAAGGTTAGAGGTTATAGAGATTTAAGTCTCATGGATTATTTATTAAATAGAGATAAGTTATCCGATATTATGACTCATAGAGGTATTGACAATCATAACCGTGTTAACATAGTAGATTATGTTAAATTCTTTTATGAGCATATGAAAACACCTAATACAACTATCATAGACCCTTTAGTAAATCCTAACGAGAATGACAGACCAAAGGATGATATAAGTGAGTTTAACTTCACATTACTATTAAACGAAGCTAAAAGATATATCACTATAGATAATGGTCAACCTCAGGATAGTTTTAAATCAGAGCTATCGTTCTTTAAAGGTAATACTGATGTTTGTAAGTTAAAGCCTGAAGTCTTTGATGTTGTGAAGGCATACATCCATGATAAGATGTATGCTAAAACTAAAGATAAGTCTATTAAGTATTTATTTAATATTATGGCAGTATCTGAGGATAAATTATATGTAGCATATGTACCACAGTCATCTGTTATACTTAAAGAGTTAAAAGAAAAAGTTAAAGCTATTGAAAAGTATATACCTGAATATGATAAAGTTGCACAAGAGTATGTTACTTTACTTAATGAGTTTAAAGGTAGGAATTTAACACCTAAGGAATTATCTAGGGAGATTAGTAAAATTTCTAGAAATAGGTTTGATAAACTTGCTCAAGAGGCACATGAGATAATTATCCTATTTTTAGATATCTTGGATATAGTACTTGGTAAGATAGCTTATACTACGGAGGTGATAGATGTTAATCAGTTATTTAGTAGTTACTTAGAAGAAGAACATAAGAAGATTAAAGGTGAGTATCTAACTAAGTCAAGTATTGTTAAAGATGGTGTTTTAGAAAGAGATGTTCTACCAATGATGTTCGCTGTTAGAAATAAGTTACTTTCTATTGGAACAAACGCTATTGCACATAAGAACCTTTTAGATAAAGCTCAGGATGATAATAAAGATGCCATGATAGTTTTCTCTGAAGAAATTATGGAATTAAAAGAAGCCTTTAAAAAAGATAAGACACATAGTAAAACGTTAGGTAGACTATCAGGTATACTTACTAGCTACGCTACACTGATGAGTACTAACTATACTAATATAGCTAAGATTTTTATAGAGGTAACTAAGGTAGAGTCAAGAAGTAACATCTCAGATATTGTAAGACTAATAGCCGAGATGAACACAACAAGAGTAATTTAAATAATCTTTTACAGTAATATAGTTGATATAATAATAATAGTTTAATTTTAGATATCATTATTCAATGATTATATGGATGTAGATGTCCGCTATGTAAAAAAGTCATAATGACTTATAAAAAAAATAAACATATCCAGGAGATAAAAATGAGAATTGATTTAGGATTAGAGTCTAGAAAATATGATAACGCTGTAATGGAAGATTCATTAGATGCGTATGCAGGTATTGTTGCAGCTGTAGAAGGGTTAACACTTGAATCACATAGATTAGACATGCTTGAGAAGGCTGCTGCTGGTATCGAAAAAGCTTCTGCTATGGTTACTGCTGTTAGTGACGCTAGTGGTGATAATGATTTAGCTACGGCTGTTGGTAGAGAAACATTAGTAACATCTTTGTCGTTAATTGGACAAGCTAATATGATTGATGATTTTACTGTTGGTAAAGAGTCTGTTACTTATGGTGCTGAGGGTTCTAACTTATTAGAAACTGCTTGGAAAAAAGCTAAAGAGGTTAGTGCTAAAATTTGGGCTTGGATTAAAGAGCTTCTTACAAAAACAATTAATTTCATCAAAAGTCTTTTTGGTAAAAAAGAAGATACTTATGAAACATTAATAAAACTGTTGGATGACGCTAAAGAAGATGGTCGTACTACACTTACTATCAAAGATTTTGGTGAAGCTGTACAGGACAGACTTGCTAAAGAAACTCCAGTAACTTTAAAAATGCTTGATGGTAAAGATTTGACTGATTCTGCTATTAGCGATAGTATTACTGCGATGCTTACTGCTATTAGTGATAAAGATGCAGGTAAAAAAGTTTTAAGTATTAATAAAGCTGATACAGTTGCAAACATTACAAAGTTACTTGATTCAGTTACTGATACTATTCAGATAGGTAAAGATTATAAACTACCAGAAAATGAACTTTCTGGTTATGACTCTGTTAAGGTTAGTATCACTGCTGTAACTCCTAGAAAAATACAATACATTGCTGCATGTGTTAAAGATGATGGTCTTGAAGAAAAACTTACACAATTAACTGCTTTAAAAACAGCTAAGAAATTTACTTCAGATATTAAAGATCTTTCTGCTGTACGTACATTAGTTAAAGGTATTCTTTCTGCTGTATCTATCAAAGAGGGTAGTTATACTGTACCTGAGAAAGATGTTAAAGAATTTGGTAAAAATGTAAAACCACTTGAGTATACTGATGCTAAATCTATTGCTGAAAAACTTAAAGGTGTTAATAAGAACATTGATAAGACTTTAATAGGCTATAGTAAAGTTGTTGATAAGTTTGAAAAAGACTTAGCTACTGTTGAGAAGAAAATTGAAAAGAAACTTTTCGATAAAAATCTTAATGATGATGCACGTAAAGTTGGTGAGATTGTTAATAGTATTAATGATTTCTCACGTAAGGCAATCACTACTGTAGCGAAAGCTAACATTACTGCTAATACATTATTAGCTGCTGAACTTGCTAGATGTCGTTTTAGTCATGTGATCAAAGAGTCTATTAAAAACTACGTTAAAAAATAAGCTTATGCTTCTCATCAACACTATGGCATTTAGCCATAGTGTTGGTGTTCTATTCTTTTATACTTATATATTACTCATATAGACTATAGTTACTTGTTATAGTTAAAAATTAAAAGACTATGAAAAATAGCAAAGGATAGGTTATGGGTTTAAATACAGGAAATAAAACAGTAGAGACAATAGCACAACAACATGGTGGTGGTGAAGAGATAGACTTTACAGTTGAGGAAGTGTTGGATGAAGAAGTAACTGAAATTAATGTTGACATTAACGCAGTTCGAGAGGATGAGTCTGAAGAGTCTTCAGAATTATCTGAAACAACACGTCAGGAAATACGTGAATTAGTGGGTATGGAGGTGAATAAGTTAACAGGAATAATTGTAGCTAATGTGATCGCAGGTCTGAAAAAGGAAATTCCTTCTAAAGAGAGTTATAACTTAAACGCTGTAGCCGCTGCTGAGATTTCACCTAGTGTTAAAAATGAAGAGGTTATCCCTACGGCAACTGTTAAGGTTGCAGAAGATTATCTTAACATACTAAGAGAACAACCAAATATGGGAGATGCGGATTTTATAGAATTTCTTCGGACTGTTCCTAACGATATAAACGATGAAGTTTTTGTATCAAAAGTAAAAGCAATAACAGGTAGAAAGTAAGGTAGGTTTTCCTACCTTACTACAACTTTAAAATAATTAATGTTTATTTTTTTGATTAAATTTAATAAGGAAGAATAATGATAAAAGTAGATTTAAATATAGATGATGAATATGCAGTACCTAAAATGGATATGACATATGCGTCATATGATGAGGTTGTCAGATACATCAAAGGATGCGAGAATAAGTTAGGTAGGTTAGGTATTATTGATGTGTTATTAAGTTTTAGTCAAGAAGCTGTGGCTGATGTACAAACAGTTGGAGACGCAATATTAAAAATTAATAGTTGTCCAGATTTTCAACCTTATGTAGAAAGACAGAAAGTATATTTTAAAATACTAATAGATATACTAGAGGAGCTTACTGTAGACAGTACTGCTAATTGTGAAAGATATATACGCCAACTAGTGGTAGTTCAGAATAGGATAGAACAAGACAGACATAGCTTATCTGAAGGTAATAGAAATGATGTAACTCTTATGTCGGAACCCAGTCCAGAAGTAAGCCTAATTAAATTTAAGGATATCGTAAGTATATTACATCCTGTAATGGGGTATAAGTATATTTGTTTTTTTATTGGTAATATTAAAAATATTAATAGAATGGATTAGGAGTTTATCATGGTTACTAAACTGGCTACATTGGACGGTATAGAACAATTAACAATATCCCCTGCTGTAAATACTGCAGTAGCATTTGTTAATGAAAAAATAATTAAGGATGATACCATGTTTCTTAACATGGTATCGATGTATAACGAAGAGGGTGTTTCAGTACCTGATAATGTTTATGATAATCCAGTAGGAGGTAGTACTGTAGATATTATTACAACTGTTAGTGAGAATGAAGAACTTAGTTTAAAGAATAGTACTATGAAACCTATTAACAGAATAATACTAGCTGATAGAGATAATAAACTAAAGATACGTCCTCTTTACTTATCTACGTTAATTAATATAGAATTTAAATATAGAGCACAATCCAAAGCAAAGTTACTAAATATAAAGAATAGTCTATTAAATTACTATAATCATAGTGGTTATACATTATTACTAGATATACCATATAGTTATATGTTACCAGACAACGTTCTAGTGCTACTAGAGAACATTAAAAGATTAAAGGGAATAGATAGTCTAGAATCATACTTAAACTCTATAGCGGTCTTTAAATTGGACTATATGAGTAATAAGAAAAATACATATAGAAGACCTGTATTTAGAGGTATACAGACTAATCGTATATGTAATATTAATACCAAACCTAAGGATATTGTTATCAGTAGAGAGGATACGGAATATTCCTTAACCTTTGAGATTAGTTTTAGTATAGACAAACCTACAGGAGTTAGAATAGACTATCCTATATTAGTTAATAATAGAAGCCTAGATGATATATGGATACCTAGGACTGAGAGGGTTAAACCTATTCTGAACTCTAAGAATGAATTAGATATTTCTAATATGTATAGTACCATCATTAACGATACTAAAAACTATACGGATGCGTTATCAGTTATACCTACATATGACACATTCAGAGTTCCTGATAATGGTAGTAAACATAATAATATGTTAACTTACCTTTAATAATCATAGAGGCTTTAAAGAAAAATACAGGTAATAAACTTTTTATATGTGGACAATCACTATTTCTAATTGAACTTTATGAGTTTAAATATATTAGAGATTTAGGATTATATAAAACAGATGATAACATTATTAAAACTACGATACCACTAGATCCTAAATCTACATATCATATACTTATAACCATGTTAACAGATCTTGATGATATAAACTATACTAGTAATTCTGTAGGTAGCTTAAATGATGATATTGATTTATGTAACAAGTTAAATATACCATATACCAATAGTAGGATTAATGGAGTACACATTATCAAGTGGCTATGTTCTAGGAAACCCTAGAACATATCTATTTTTTTGATTAAATAAATATGAGGATATAAGATGGCAATTTTTGGATTACGTGAAGAGATAGAAGAGATTGTAATAAATAAAGAAGATAACTCACTTGTACCGCTGTACGATAATGAGAGAGTAGATGCAAGTATCTTAGTAACCCTACCAGGTTATTCATGGGATGTTACATACCTACATAGAAAGGTAGATGAAACAACACCTGTAACTCAGTTTGATGTTAATGTAGATATTACTCTACAGGAATATATAAAGATATCCAACATGATAATTCGTGTAGATTCACCTTTAGGTAGCGGTACTCAGGATGCTCTAGGAGGTAGTGGTATAATAGATATTGATATAATCCCAAATCCTAATGATATAATCCTATCTAAATTACCAGATGGTCGTATCATTATTTTTAGTATAACTGAGATAGAGAGAATAAACTATAACAATCAAGGTTTATTTAAAATTAGTTATAAGTCTTATGCAGAGATACATGATATACAAGATCCTATATATATAAAGTTAATGGATTCTATTTATGAGGAACTGATATATAACAAAGACTTTCGTATTGATAAGGTAAAGCCTCTTTATACTACTACTGAAGTAAGAAATCGTAAAGAGTTAACTGGTACATTAGAACGGTTGTTAATTCATTGGAACAACATGTTTATCATACCTGAACATGGATTCTATGTAGTAACTAAGAATAAATTAAATGGTCTACTATATGATCCTTACTTGGAAAAGTTTATAAGAAATATAGTAGGACTTAATAATTTAGATAACTCTATAGAGATAATAGATTTTGATTACAATATTATCACTGTTTTGGATTATATACTTAATGATAACTATAGTACTGGTAGATTATGTAAACATATGACACATGTGAGTAGTAATAATTTTGGTACTAATCCTTACTTAATGGCTATGATGTTTACAGGTGTTAGTAGTGTTATACAGAATAGTAATACAACTGATGATTTAGTTATAAGTAATAATACAACTGTTAATGAATTCTTTCCTATGGTAGATAATAAGTATTATATATTTAGAGAATCTATTTATAAGGTACTAAGAGGAGAGACTTTAACTAATGTAGAGAAGGAAGAATTAACTCTGTTTGAGAACGTATTTCTGTCAATGATGACAGGTGGGGTTATTAATATGTCTGATATGCTAGTTTTAAATAAGGAAGTGTTTAACCTAGATGAAAAAGAGTTGTTTTATTTTATACCAATACAGATATATATTGTAAAATATTACTTAACAACATTTACTGTTAAATTTATTTAAAAGGAACTTTATGAATAAAGGTTTTTTAAGGACAAGTATATCTTCTATACTAGACGAGTTACATAGTCATAGATTTATGGTCGGTGTTCCATACATCGCACTGATGAGTGAAACTGAGTTAGCTCCTGACGAAGAAGACATTGAGTTTCTGGATGGTGTTCCCATTAGGAAACTTAATATCAGAAATGGTACGAGTAAAGATACATATAGTAAGTTAGAACCATCGGTAACTAATAATGTAGTAAATAAAGATTCATTAAACGATATGAAGAATGTTTATTTACCCTTAGCAAACATTATAGATCTTTTTAATAATGGATATAGTGTACGTACTGTAAATCGTGATGATGTAGGTCGTATAGTGAATATCCTTACACCATGTTTGAACGACTTAGAAGCTATTGCTGAATATGGAAGAGTTAAGAACGCTGATGAAGTATATGAATATATAAACGATTTTTATCTTAATATGATTAAAATAAATAGTAATAATATAAAAAATAGTATTAACAAAGTTAGTAATAGTGGAATGATACTTGGTTTAGGTAATGGATTTAGTGCCATGGACGGTGTTAAGTCAAATGGTGTTAAGTCAAGTAGTAGCGTCATTGACGTAGACAGTTTATTAGTTAATTAAAAAGAGGAATTATAATGGAAAACATTCTTAGTAAAATAAAGAAAGTAGGTTTTTGGAAAAGATGGTTTAGTAGTGTTGTTCTATATAGCGATGTTACAAGTCTAATACGTGATTGTTATGAGTTGAAAAAAGAGGTTAGAGACTACAAGGTTGAACATGAAAGTCATTTAAGTGATATTAAAAAATTAAAACAACAAATTAATGTAGATAGAGTAAACAGTATTATGTCTGAAAATAAGTATACTACGGAAATTCAAAAGTTAACTGATGAGTTAACTGTCATGACTGAAGAAAACGAATTAACACAAGAGCGTTTTACTTCACTGAAAAAGACTACTGAAAAACATAGTAATGAAAACATAAACTTAACTACGAAGGTAATGACACTTGAAGAGATGTTAGTTCGTAGTAGAGGTAAGGTAGCATCATTTACTAGTGAGAAGAAAAAACTTATAACTAAACATAAAACAGAGTTAGCTGAAGTACATGCTAGGATTACTAAAGAGGTTACTGATGAATGTCTGAAAAAGGCTAAAGAGGCATTAGATGAAACATCTGCACAGAATGACGCTAATCTACTTCTGATAACAGAGTTACAAGAAAGTAATGGGAAACTACTATCCGAATTAAATGGGTTAAAGAAATCAAATGTTGTTCCAGTAACCAAACAGAAAGTGAGTAAACAAAAACAAAACATCATATATAAAGCGTTACCGTGTAGTACTATTAAGGAAATACGTAAACGAGTAGGTAAGGGTGAGTCTATTAGTAAACTTGCTATTGAATTTAAGCGTAGTGAAAGTACTATTGAAAAAATATTCAAGCGTGAGACATATAAGAAATGTTAAATAACATAGGGTACAAAAGTATCCTATGTTTCATAAGCATTTTTCTATAAGGAAATTAAATGTTACAGAAACAGAATTTAATAGATACCGAGGTATTAGGTATCATTGATAATGCTACGCCATATGTAATACCGACTGTAGCGGTGATAATACATACTGAGTCCATGAATATGACTGTAGGTCATTTACAAACATATAGAACAGAATGTAATTATAACACTGATATATCAGATATAATATTTATAGATTTTATGATACCTATGGGTACATTTATCAGAGATATATATGCTCAGAGGGATAGTCTGGAAGTTACTATAGAAATTAAAACAGGTACAAAAAAGGTTAAGAATAAGTATAAGGGTACTATACTAAATAAACTACCTACGGAATATAACTCTACTATTTCAAATTTAGATATGACTGAACTAGATAAACAGGATATGTTTGAATGTAATATACAGTGTATCGACCCTTTAACACTAGCACTTAAGAACAAGATTACTTCAGGAATATATCACGATATTACCTTAACCAAGTTATTGAAAGGGATATTATCTCATGGGTTAAAAGATATTACGGTTATAGGTAAGAAGTTGATATATAACCTAAATATATATAAGAGTGATAATGATCAGGTGTTTAATAACATTATCATTAAGCCCTTTACAAAGATTATCAAATTACCATACGAATTACAACATAATAGTTATGGATTATATAAAGGAGATATAGGTATATATTTTAGTAAGTTGGATACGACAACTTTAGCTACCACTTACGATATATATATTTATCCATTATTTAACTATGAACGATACGAAGAAGAGTTAGATTTACCTAGACTTCTGTTAATTAATCCAAATTTACCAAATGTAACTAAAAATGATAACAATGCATTCTATGACGTTAATACCTATAAGATTGCTATATCAGAGATATCGTTTAATGATATTAATGAACATAATAGATACAATGAAGGAAATGGAGTTATCTCTATAAAGAAAGATTTATTTAATGATAAGTCGTTAGTAAATGTAACTGATACCAAAATTACGTTTAAGAGTGACGAAACATTTGATTATCATAATGATAATAGGATTCTTGATTATGCTAAGTATATTGAAATAAATCAAAAAGAGAATGAATATATCTATTATAGTAATATAAATAAGAATAAGAGTGTGTTAGCTACTATAAAGCTACCTAACATTAATTCAGAAGTTTTAATACCAGGAATGGCTGTTAAATATATGTTCTTAGAAAAAGATAAGGTGGTTACTACTACAGGTATATTACAAGGATGTAATCGGTCATATGACATGGTAAGAAAAGTATCCATCTCGATATTATTCGTATCATTTAAACGAATTGAAAAAGGAGTAACAAGTGTATAATCTATTTAAAATTACAGTTAACGAGGGTAAGTTATTCGGTGTATGTATCGATGTTAATCTATTTGATGAAAAGGTTAAGAGTAAGATGAATGCTTTTCCATCATTAGAGGAAAGCAATACACTTAAAGTAGAGTTCTATGAACTATCTCTTAGATATAGTTTACTAAAAAACATAATGGAAAATATTAAGTTAGATAGTAATCGTGCTTATATACTTAAGATTAGTATGGGTTCTGAGAACTATGTATTTAATCTAGCTAATATTGTAGGGATGAAAGAAAATAATGGATATACCATTAGTAAAACATTACTAGTATAACGCATATGCGTTATACTAGTAGTCTATAAAGTCATCATCGTAATCATCTTTAACACTAGTAGCTACATTGCTAATCTGCTTATCAGGGGACTTTCTATCATTGTAATCAATATGAATTTGTGTTATGGTTTTTACAATATCATCCTCTATCTTATTACTATCGTTAAAAGTCTTCTCTATTACATTACAGGCAGTATTTAAATTACCCTGTCCACTTCGTTGAACTAGTAACTCAGGGCTATTACATTTTTGAATAATCTTGTTAAAACTAATACCTAAATCCATTTCATTAGTTTCGGCTAACAAAGGTGGTAGTTCATATAGTACATCATCATTACTATCAACAACATTAATACCTGTACGAATACTTCCAGATACAGTACTATAATTATCTATAAATACAGCATTGTTAATATCATCATGTTCTAACTCACCAATTATATAAGGTAAGAAATATGTTTCAAAGGTACTAAGATCTATAGTTTTAGATACATTACAAATGGTCTTTAAACTTTTACCAAGTTCTTCAATAATAGACAGTTCTTCTTGTCTACCGACACTAATCGCTTTATTTAAATTCATGTGTTTCCTTTAATAAATTCTAAATTTATGGAGTTGTTCAAGAAAGACTTAACATCTAAAACTAAATTTCTCCTAAGTGAATGGACATTACCATCTGAATCAGTAACAGATACATCTACATTGATGTCATAAACATCATTGATAAATGATTTAATCTCAACATCTATATCGATGTTATCCCAATAGTTATTATATAACTTAGTTAATGTATTCATTAATTCTAGTCTTACCATATCAGGCTTGGTACTATATGTATTAACTATGTATGTTAGACTGGATATATTTCCAAAAAAACATACAGATTGTGAATAATCTGATATAGTAAAATATTCATAAATTTTAACTATCATGGTGGGTATATGTGTTAAAAAACCATCAGTAGTTAACGACGGTACGGTTTTAATAGCCATCTTATATCCTTATTTTCTTTTTATCAAGAAAATAGATTTACTATTAAAAGGAAGTAAATGAAATTAGAACAATATTCAATTTTAGGTTTATCTGATATACATCTAGGACATGCACTAAATCATACTGATAACATTATATGTAATCTAAGAAAATTCTTTATCAAATATCGTAAAGACATCATAAAGACTAAACTGATAATAATCAGTGGAGATGTATTCGATAAATTATTATCTAGTAATGGGTTAGAAATTAATCTTGCTTTAGAATGGTTAACAGAACTTATACTATTTTGTAAAGAACAGGATATCATCTTACGTATATTAGAAGGAACTCCTGGTCATGATTGGAAACAGGTTAAGTTAATCTTTACTATACTAGACAAGTTAGACATTGATGTGGATTTTAGGTATGTAGAAGAGATAGAGATAGAGTATATAGAGAAGTTAATGACGACAGTACTATATGTACCAGATGAAGCTAAACCTACTACAGCAGAAATATATCAAGAGGTACAGTTTAAATTAAAAGAACTTGCTATTGATAAAGTGGATATAGCAGTTATGCATGGTACATTTGATTATCAGCTACCGATACCTCTACCTAATGTACATATACCTAAAGATTATTTAGATATAGTAAGAGGACCTATTATAATAGGGCATCATCATAGTCGTAGTAATTACAAAAGAATAATAACCCCAGGTAGCTTCGATGCTATGAATCATAGTGACGATAATACTAAAGGTGGTGTATATATTAATTATACCATAAAAGATAGTAAATTTAGATTTAGATTTTTGGATAATAAAGAGGCTTTAAAGTTTAAGACTATAGATGTAAGAGGTAAAGACCTATCATATATTTACAAACAACTGGAACGATATAATAATCATAATGATTTAAATAGGTTTAACTTAAGACTACATGCGGATATAAACGAACCTATTCGACAGAATATGTTAGAGTTAACTAAGAATTATACTAACTTAAATATCACATTTAAGAGTTCTGATAAGAATGATGTGACTACGGCTATTAATATAGAGGTTATACCCAAGAGAGTAAGTAGGTTAGATTACAACACTATACTAAAGTATATTCAGGAGAAGAATACTGAACTTAATGATGAAAGTCTGGTACATAGTATCGAGAAAGAATTTATAGATAACTATAGTTAAATATGATAGTGTCTATGTAAAAATACTTGTATATTACTTATATGAAGTAACAAATAAATTAAATATTAAAGGTAAAGAATGACTGTAATTAAAAATATAGATGGACTAGACAGAGACGGTATTATTATTGGTGAGTATGTAGCTATAAACACAGAGATCCATACGATAGATAATAGAATAAAACATTATTCTAATACTGATGACATGTACCTTAATGTAAATAAACGTAAAGATATTATAGTTAGTAAGTTAAAGAATGGTAGAAAAGCTAATCGTATTCATGAGGAGGAATGGTGTAAATTATCCTTAAATGACAATATGATAATCAGAGCATTAGTTGCTAGTAATGGTAGGCATACCAATATATTGGTAAATGACTCTGAACAATATGTTAGAGACCATGTATTGGTCGGATCTCATCTGTCAGAAGAAAGTAACTAAAATGAAAAAACATGAAACCTGAGAAAGTAGTCATACCTGATTTAGTATATGTAGACTATAACCCATATGTTGGTAAAGAGATTATCATAATGGTTCTTATGTTAATATTACTATTCCTAGTAATGTTTTAATGGATATAAAAATTCCTGAATAATAGATATTGACGGCGTACTGTCAATATCTTAAACAGTGTGAAATTATTAAAAGGACTAACATGAATAAAATGATTTTATTAAACTCTGATGCTACATCAGATTTTGGATGTAATATCTCTACAGGTATCATTGTAGAGAAACTAAATGAGGCAGGTATAAAAAACAAACATTTACTTTTCAATGCCAAGACTATGTATCGTAATTTTATTAATTGTTTAGATGGTAACGCAGAAGAGAAGATAAAGATGTTAAAGGATAAAACAAGTTTAAACAATATATATAATATGTTCCTGACAGATACTACTAAATTTGCAGAAGCTTGTTTTACTGTAGCTATCGACATACATATATATGTACCTGACTATAAGAAGGTATATAATGATTGGGCTAACTTCCGAGAGGTGGAAGATTTTAAAGGACTTAAACATTTTATATTAATTACAGAAGATCAAGCTTGTAATCTGTTATTAGAGAAGAATAAAGGTATTACTTTTAAAACAACACATATTCTACCGTATTATGAAAATTCATTTATAGCTACTCATATAGGTATGGACTTATTAAACTTTGTTAATAAGAAAGTTTCATTAATAGAATCAAATACAGGTGTTATAAAAGACAGTAGTTTATGGTATACTAAATATAGTAAAATAGGTACTAAATCTATGGCTATTTTTCCATTTAACAAGTTACTATACTTTATATTAGGAGATGCAACATTAATCAAACCACAGAATATCAAGTTTAGAAGTTTGTTATATAAATTAGCACTACAGTTACACTGGAGACCACAAGCTACTCCTGTGAATATAATTGCGAGTATTAAAATGAAAGACCCTTCTATAGGTAAGATATTAGCAGACTTACTACCAAAGGTTAAATTTTAAAATAGGAGAATACAGATGTTTAAAGATAAGAAAGTAATATTCTTGGATGTTGATGGAGTACTTAACATACTCAGTAATACCTATCGTAGTTGTAATTATGACGATTTAGGTAATGATCCCATAGAGCGGCATCTAATGCGTAGATTAGAATTCATACTTAAAAGAGTAAAGGATTCAGTTATTGTGGTTTCCAGTTCATGGAGAATGGATATATTAAAAGAACGTTTATCAGAAGCAAATTTTAAGTATATGGAAAGGATCTTAGGAGAGACTAGTCATAAACTAACTCATCGTGGTAATCAGATCATGAAATTTATTGATGATAATGACATAGTCGATTATGTAGTTATAGAAGATGAGGTTATTGATGTATGTGGTAGTAAATGTAACATTATTCCCAGTAGTAACGTCATCGAAGTAAATATGGAGGAAGGTCTCAGTAATAAGAACACTATAGATACAATTATTAAACTTAATAATTTATCCGATATAGATGGATTATACGAGTTTACTGAAGAAGTTTTTAAAGAACATTTTGAATTAGGTTTTCGTCCACATGTACAGGTTAAGGATAGTAAGGGTAAGATTAATTTTCAGAGTTTAGCTAAACAATGGTCACATATTAAAATAGATACTAAGAACTTAATAATGTTTCTATATAACCAAGATAGTAAAAAA